AGATTTATTTATAAAAATTTTAGATATTTTATTTACAAAATTTCTTAAAATTGAATTAAATCTTTTGTTATCTAATTCTTGTGCTTTTTTATATAATATACTTCTAAAATCTCTATTGGTTATAAATTCAGATGCAAACTCTGCTTCATTTTTAAGACCATACATATCGTCTATACGAGTATACAATTCTTCTGGAAAAAGTCTGTTAAATATATTATATATTTTTTTATTGCTTTCCTGAAAAGAACGTTCGTATAGGTTCGATGGAGAAAACAAAGCGTTATCAGTAATAGCATGTACAATTTCATGGATAAATGCACGTGAAGCATAACGTGTTGATAATCTTTGTATCAAAATAGGATTTAATTCTATTGTTGCTTTTCCGTTATCGTCTATTACAGTTTCGCCAAATACAGTGTTACCCAACTTTGAATTGTATTTAACTCCGATATTATGTATAGATAATATTCTTGCGATTTCCATTAGGTCTTCGTCAAATATATTATTATCTATCATATCTATAATGATATCGTTTGTATAAACAGTATCTCCTGTATTTAATTTCAAAGACGTTTCATCGTCAAACAACTATTCCGTTACATTTATTATTTCCTATTCTTTTTTAACAAATTCAGACAACATCGGTTCACCGTTTATGTCTAATTTTATTTTAATGTTTTCATCATTTAACCAATCGCCATACTATTCTTTAAACTATTCTGTATATATATCGCTTTTTATTTGGAAGGCTTTTTGCCTATCCTAATTGGTTAAATTCAAAATCTAATCGTACAATATAGATTTATTTCCATTAGGCGCTTCATCTAAAAAGTGACCTTTGTTTAAGTCATATATTGTATATGCGGTTTCAACAGCTGAAAGATCAAGTCCAGATCGCTGCTTTCGCAGTTCACTGGACTTAAACTCATCTTCAGTCATTGGTTTTCCGCCAAAAGTTTCGATCATTTCATTAAATTTATCGAAAACTTCTTTATTTTTATATAAAGGGCAAAAAGTATTCATATTAACATTTATTTATTGCAGAATTATCATCTTCTGGGTCTTTCTATTCTGATTCTTGTGTTATTATAGGTGTATTATTCTTCTTATTTAATCCAAATAAATTTGTCAAACTGAAGGATTGTGCTTCATCTGGATCTATATCACCTATAGTATTTTCATTTTCCTATATTGTGTCTATCTAATTTGAAAGTTGTTTTTCGTTATCATCATCTATCGAGTCTTGTACAGCATTGACTCTATCAAAAACATCTTCAAAATCACTCAAATCCTATTTCTATTCTTCCGATAAGAATTCATATAATACGCCTGAACCAAATCTATCTATAAATTTATTTAACTATTCTCTATATTCTTCTTTTAAATTACGCTGATCTACAATTACATAACCTGGTTGTCCACTTGTAATTTCAGAACTGTGCTGTTGTACAAATCTTGCAACAGCTTCACCTACTCCAATTTTACCGTCAGAATAAATACTATTTATATTTGCTACATTACTTATTTTAAGTAAGTATTTCTCCAAAATTGCATTTATTTTAGACTGTACAACATATTTATACACATCGTCATATACAATAGATTCTTTATATTGTTGTACAAGATTATCTAATTGTTCGGTATTTATATTACTATCGTTTTTCAATTGATCATTCTTGTAGTCTTCACATAATTGAGCAATCTTATTTTTGACTTCTTTTTCTGAAACATTTGGTGATTTCAAGCTTCCTGTAACAGCTATTGTATAACTTAAATCTTTATTAATTATTTTTTCAAATTCTTTAAACTATTCGTCAAAATCTTTTGATAAATCGAATAAAAATTGTTGCTATTTAGCTTTTACATTTTCGTCATATTTATACTTAGAAAGTTCTTCCTGTACATCTTTAACATATACAAATTTCAATTTTCCATCTTCATTATATTCTATTCCGTTGTATTCTGAAGAATTATTATCTGATTCTTTGTATCCGTTGAATTGTAAACTTATATTATCTAATTGATTAAATATAAACGGAGTAAATTCCTATTTTTTATTCTTACTTGCTGCTTCTGCTAATTTATTCTAATTGTCTATATAATTATTTAAGTTATATAAAAGATTATCTAATTTAAAAGCAGAAGGAAGATCATTCTTTTCAAATATAGAAACTCTACCATTAGATCTAGAAAATTCATATTGATGTATAGAACCTTCATGTACTCCAAGTTTCGGTACTATTGCAAATACATCGTATTGTTCTTTAGTTCCTCTTGTAATAAAACCAATTCTTTTATACAAATAATAATCTCTTCCTCTTTGTACTTTTATGTATGGCGAACTTCCAATATATTGACCAATAATCAAACCATCAACTTTTCTATGTACCTGTTTTTTAAATCCTGCTAAAGATTTTTGAACATCATTTGCTTTAACTAAAGTTATTGTAGATCCTCCATCTGACATAGAACTTTTTGATTCTTTTACGTTTTTAACAGGAACTATATTATCGTCATACCAATAGTTTCTACATATAATATCTATAAAATCCTCGGATACAGATCTACCGTCTGTAGGTAACAAGATATTATTCAAGTCCTTATTATTCTTCATAAGAGCATCTTTCAATGCTCTATCATATTGCTGTCTATAATAAGCTGGAACTAAGTTGAAAAATGATTGAGGTCCATTCTAATCATATGTTGAATAATATGAATAAAATACAAGATCTCTTGCTAATTTACGTACTTCATCAACAGGATTTTCTAACAATTCATTAAAAGCAGAAACTAAACTTGATTCTTCTTGTTTAGATATACCAAACGATGATTTAGCTAACAACATTCGTCCTATTGGGAATTTATCACTTTCTGTCTGTGGACGTAAGAAATTAAGCATTTCATTTGTGATGTTTCCATCCATGTCAACTAATCCAGAATTTAATCCTAACTCCTCTTCTTCATTATTTATAGGATTCTATAACTTTTCGATAAGTAATGCTACATTACTAAATATACTATGTCTATCATAATCAGTTTTACCTTCAGGATCACCAAACACAAGTCTATATATCTAATCGTTAACAACATCAACATTGCCTCCACATGTAAAATCAATAGGTCCTGCATATATTTTATTTTCATAATCAAAATCATCACTATTGTATTTTACAACTTTAGATTGAGCCAATATTTTATATCTCATTATATTATCTATAGCAGAAGATATAGTTAATATAGCCTCATCTTTATACACTTTATTGTATAACAATTCATTATTCAAGTTTTCAACAGTACCATTAATAGAGCCCAAGAAATGTTTAAATATGTATTCAAAATTAGGAGTAGCTGTAAGTAGTTGATTTCTTAATATATCTCTTGTAAGCTTAGTTGCTTTATAAAGTTTATCGTCTAAGAACGTATCTCCTAAATACTTACGTATTGCGTAATTACTTCCAAATTTTTCCAACTATTCTTTTATTTCTTTGTCTGTCAGTCTTCTATCTTGTGGTTTTATATACCATGTTACTGCATGTTTTGCATACTTAAACGTATTATAATCATTTAAATAATTATATTGAGAAGCTATATTGTTTCCAAATTTCTCTGTATCAACTCGTGATATAGTAACAAGTTTTGACATTTCGTCAGCATACGGCTTTATTTTTTTCCACGCCTTCAAGCATTTTATCTAATGTATGTAATACAAAATAGTATCCGGTTGATTTAACATCTGTTTTGCATATCCTTCATCAAATATATCGGTATAAGATATAGACATTTTACTCTATTTGTTATCAGATTCTTCGTCTTTTACTTTCTTCAACAGTTCAACAGCCACCGCTTTTACGTAAGACTTTTGTTTTTCATCTTCAATTTCTTTATCTATATTTTTTAAACTATTTTTTAATAAAGATAAATAATAAGACATAACTTGATCGTACGGATCGGTTTTTCCAGACTATTGACCACGTTTTCTTGATCGTATATTACCACCATACATTGACTTTGAATTCTATATAAGATTAGCCAATTTCTTAATGGCTGGCTATCCGATAAATGTAAACGTAGACATGCCTTTTCCAGCTCTAAGTAAAAAGTTTACATATTCGTAAGTAGCACTGTTAATATTCATATCAAATATATAAGGATCCTTAGCAACGTCAACATGGGCGTTTACCATCGCAGATAACCAATCTGATATAAATAAATTATCTTTACCTGTTATTGCATCAAGATCTCCGAAATCAAAATCTTTAACTGCAGCGCTATATTTCATAGTAATATGTGCAAACTGAGTAAGAGCCATATTAGTAATATTAAGCGCAAACGGACCGATACCACTTTTACCAGTAGTAAACTCCATTTTTCGCTTAAGCTGATAAGAAGGTGTTAATTCTTCTCCGCTTTCTTTATACTTCATCTCACTCTTTTGCAAGAACGGTAAAAGGTCTTTTTTGATTTTAGCAGTAATTACATCAATTGATCCTCTAGCATTAGCATAATTTACAGTGTCTGTAATAATGTCTATATAATTCTGAAGAAGTCTATTCTAAATAGCATTTTTATCACACGTAGCGAATAACTAAGCTACCGCTTTTTGTTTATTTTTGATTTCTTTATCTGCGTAAATATGCTGCAATTTATCAAGTTGTTCTGCTGTAAGATTATCCTATACACCATTTGTATAAGACTTCATTGCTATAAACAGTTTATCAATATCAAAGTCAGAACCAGTTTGGGCTGTAAACTCTCTAGGAACAATAATAAGATCTCCAGATGTTTCAGGTAACACATCTGCAGCAATAAATGCAAACATTGATGACATACCCTGTGTAGGAATACGATATCCAATACCTGTAGCTTCTGGGTTAGAATATACAACGTTGGCTTTTATCTCTGTATTGGTATTAAAATCTAAATTTAAACTATTTAAATCATCTGAAAGTTCCTTTGATAGTTTTTCTCCTAAATATTTTTTATATTCACCGTGCTTATCTATTAAGTCTTTTATAGTAACTACGTTGTGTGTTTTTAATACATTTAACAGTCTTACAGAGAAATTAAGCTCTTTAACTTTTTGATCAAGAATAGATTTAAGATGTTTCTATTCATCTGTCAAATCCCAATATTTTTCAGATTTAATACCTTTTATTAAATCATGGTCGACTAACCATTGCCTTCTTACTTTATATGAAGCATTTTGTAATTCTTCTGGCAGCATGGCTCTAAAATGGTTTATTGACAATAATACTTCCATTGTATTATTTTTAGCCTACCATTTTAATTCATCTCCATTATTATAATTCCTAAATCCATCTTTGGTCCAACCTTGTATTGTTTCATCATCACGATCATATCCTATTAATCCGAATATAGATTGCTGTACTGCTGTACCACCATTTGTATTTATTTTTACAACTTCACCGTTTACTAAAGCAGATACACTCTATTCAAATACTCTTCTACTGGTTAATGATGCTGCACAACCATAATTATCTATTATATCTTTTGCAGGTATACCTAGACCATTATTTTCTACAACTCTACGTATTAGATTTTCAACCTTTCTTCTATCTGCAATTCCATTTTTAAATTCGAATTCATTCATAACGTTATTTTCGCCCATTTCCGTCAAAGCGAATATACATGACATAATATCATGCTTAATGTTATTTCCATTTCTTAATTTAACAGGATTGCCATTAGAATCAGTTTTTCCAATACCATACATCATATTATCCAATATATTTGAAAAAGCAATCTTGAACATCTAAGTACCTATACCTCTTTCTAAGTGTTTGTGTGCATCAGTATTTAGCTGCATTCTAAGACCATTTAATGATTGTATCTTTATTGGCAATGACTTTTCAAAATTAGTATTTATAACATTGTTATTTTCGTCCAATTTTTTATCAGAATTTTCATTTAAATCGTCGAAATTAAAATTAGATAAGTTTTCATCGGATATATCATACGGAGAATATTTATTCTGATTGTCACCTACTTTCACAGCACTTTCAAATGCGATCATGTCTATACAACCTTTTTCAGAATCATTCATTCTATCATATAAAGCTTTTCCTGTTTTACTTCTAGTCATATATTTAAACATTGGGAATATAGCCATTTTATCATAAATAGGTAAATTTACAATGTTGTTTTCAGATATAACATATTCGTTATTCTAAAAGTATGACATTTTTAACGGGAATAGTTCTAATTTAGACACAATGGAAGCTTTTTCTGGATCACTCATCCAAGAACCATCTTTTTCAAGTATCTGATACGCTTTTTCGTCACTGTATCCAGTTTCATCTTCCTCAACAGACCATCTACCTATACCCATACGTATTTTACGATATAATTCTGGTCTTATTATAACCTCGGCATCTCCAACTGTTATTTTTTCATATGGTCCGCATTGCATATCTGCAACTTGATTTACGGCATCGAAGAATATTTTAACAGCGTTTCTGTATTTTTTATCATGATTTTTTTCATTCGAGAATTTACGATACACATCATAGTTTTTATACATTTGAGTAAAGAAATCATGTTTATCTTTAAAGCCTTCTTTCCTTATATAATCATTGAGCCATTCTGTATCTATATTTCTTAATACGTTTATAGCAGATTGTCTTTTAAAGTTTTCAGAAGCTTCTTTTATAAACAGTGATTTTGCTTCAAAGTCACATATATTCATCACTGAATACTTATCACCTATTAACGATTTAAACTTAGGATTTTTAGTTATATCTTCTCCATAATCAGTTCTTACGTTCTATCCAGGTGAAAGTAGTGCACCTAATCGTTTAGTTTTATCAGAGTCCTTTTCTTTTAATATTCTTACATCTACGGTATATGTATTTGTTTTTCCATCTACTGTATACGGAACTTCAATTTTTTCAGTAACTGGAGTTTTTCCATTACTATAATAAATATATTTATAATTAGCAGGATCTCCACTAAATACCTTTTCAAGTTCAACTATTGATATCCATGTAGAAACAACATGATTAGCTACAGCAGATAATCCGTAATTACTAAGCATTCTTTTGTCAGAATAAGGCTTTCTTCCAACTGTTTCTCCAGCTTTAGCAAATAAATCTTGATATCTCTTCAATATAAATGATGGTATAGCATCTGGTACAAATTTATCACCATCCATAAATCCAAGTCTATAATCTACATTAGCTGTAAGTATTTTTAAATCAGAATCAACTCTTTCAAATAATAATCTATTTATATCGTCGTACAGTTTATCAGTATTTTTATACTATTCTTCAATTTCACTTATAGCTTTTCGTACCAATTCAAATCCATCTAAGTCATTATCGTCTTCACGTATTTTAGATAAACCACCATACTATTCCGGATTTTGTTCAATTCTCTTTTGTAAATTATATTGAGCTTCGAGCCATTGATTTAAGTTACATCCGTGAGATTTATCCAAACCATACATGTATCTAAATAATCCTCCGTTTCCGCTAAAATCCATTCTATTGTTTTTAAACTTACCGTGGAAGTTTTTAATTCTAGCATTCGGATGAGTTCTTAAATATTCAATGTTTTCTCTACTGTAATACTGCTTTAATGATTCTATTTCATCAATATAATATCCTTTAAATATATTTAAAGTACTATTGCTAAATCTACGGATCTTATATGCTCCACTTTCAGATTCAATGTCGTATGTTATAAGGTCTTTTGGAAGTGATATTAATTTCTATTGTATAGCATACCATGTTTTTTTATCTGCCATTGTAGGCAACGTCAACATGTCATTAAATGTCATTGTCATTTTAGCTAAATAATCCTCAAGGTTTGTTATACCAAAATAATCCTAACCTTTTTGATTTCTAGTATCCTTCATACCTATAAATGCATTTAATCTAAACTGTTGCTAAGATCCTGCATTCGGGTCTATATCCAAAGCTGTCTACAATAAAATAGAATGCTTTGCAAAAGGACTTCTCATCATACTTAAAACGTGTTGTTTATCGGTATTGAGTCGTCTTATTTCATCAGACATATGATTATTTTGACTTATAGGATAGTGCATTGATCCGTCAGGTCCTTTAACACTAAAATCGGAAGAAGATGGATGTACAGAGTTATAAGAATCAGCTAATTCACATATAAAGCTGTCTTCTTTTGTACCCATATATATCTTAGATATATCTTTTACTTTACCTTTTCCTACAATTAAGTTTGGTTTATTTATACTATCTTTAAGTGTTTTAACTATTGTTGCTAATCCACCTTTATCTTTAGTATTCTTAATTATATTCTGTAAAGCTTTAAATACTAAAACATCGTTTCCAACTTTACCGTTTTCTACATATTTTGCAATAAGATTTTCGATAACACTTTCGTCAGATGGTATACATAAATAATTTAATAAACTATTTAATCCATTTATTAAAGTTTCATTAGCCGCAGCATAAGCTTCAGGAGTTGTTGGATAATTGTGATTTACACGTCTTTTTGTACTTTCTGTAACTATATCTAAAAGTTTCTAATAAGAGTTTGAAACATGTTCAACAAACTTTTTATTTATTACTGTAGAACCATTATTATTATTTATTAATCCTGACAACATAACAGCATTAGACCATTCTCTAGGTAAACTTCTTCTGGCTCTTAATGCATTATCGTTGATTATATTAAATGCTCTATCTACATCATCTATGTCTTCATTATTAGAATCTTGTGATTTGTATTCATCACCAAGATCACCTTGAAGATCTTCATACATTTGACTACTTGTTACAAATTTAGCTTTAGGATCTTCCAACCAAATTTGCGCCATCTATGCCTGTTGACTTTTTATAGTAGAATATATCTAATTCTACATCTCAATATCAGGGTCTATTTCAAGATCAACATCACCATCCAGTTCTGATAATTTATCGTTGAGTATTCTATAAAAAGCTTCATTCTTGGCTCTATTTTCAACTTTTCCTCGTAACGATGAAGGTAAATAATTACCATCCTTATCTTTTTCAGAATAACTTTCAACGTCCCATAGGTCTTTAAGTATTTTAGTCCAAACTTCACCAAACGGCATGTATAACGGCGTATTTAATAAATCATCAGTCTCATATACAACATTTTTTTCAGAACTATCTTCATCACTTACTTCGAGTCTTGCTTTTGGTAAATGAGTTAAGAACAACTTAGCTCTATTCGCAACATTGTCTTTTTTAGACACCTCAAATTGGAATACATCCCATGTATTGTCAGCTCTATCACCTGTATCTGACTCTCTGGCTTTTTCATCTTCTTTTAAAGCGCTTTCTTCATCTTCAGTTAAATCTTCTTTTAATTGTTTCAATTTCTTTATCTTTGCATCAATACCATACTGTTTAAAAGTCTATTTAACTATATTAAAAAATGCATCTTTATTGTTATCTATATCTTCAATTACACCTTGTGTGGTTTCATCGGCATTTGCTTTAAGCTCTTCTATAAACTATTGGAATTTAGATCCACTTAATCTTTTCATGTCCTCTGGACGTGTAATAGCGTAATAGTCAAGCATTTTATTTGCCAAAGATTCGCACACTTGATAAAATTTATGATATGTATCTACGTATTGTAAAGAATCTATCGACTTTTGGTTTACACCAGGTATTTGATACTTAGACTGTTCCACTATTCCGCCGTATGCACGTTTGAATTCTTCCATAGATTTAGGATCTATTCTATTTCCTTTATAACCTCCGTTGTTTATATTTTTAAATACAGAGTTTATTAGTCTTCTATTTCTATAATTAAACGTGACAAAATCATATATTCTATTAAACGCGCGTTTTATTACAGCTTTAAGTCCAGTACCTCTTTGTAACTATACGTAATTTTTAAATTCGTCTGCTAATAATTCCTCAATTTGTCTAAATGTAAGTTTTTCAGAACCTTTATGTAATTTAACATATTCTCTGTATATCAAATTACGAGTAATATCATTATGTAACAATAAGTTAACATAGTGCCAAGCTTCGTGATATTCTACGCCAGATCCGGCCTAAGTAGATAAACCTATTATAGCTTCAGTAATTGCATCAGAACTTGCTGTAACACATCCATATGCTTCGCGATTATCAAATGATGCTATAATACCATTTGTAATAAAAACTTTATCTTCTGATAAACCTAACACTTCATTAAGGAACGCTCTTGCTTTTCTAACATTCAATGTACCGCCACCTTCTTCTGAGAATACACCAGTTACTGCGTTTGCATTATTTACTTTTTTATTACGAGAAGTCTATATTGTGGACTATATATTGGTAATTGTATTTAAAGATACTCTAACATGACCGTCTTTATATAACCATACATATGGAATATGTGTTTTTACCAAATTTATACGTAATTGATTATCACTAAACTGATCAAGAGACTGCATATCAATATCTTTTATATCATAATTTGTATTTTTTGCAAATTCTCTTACTTTGTCTTCTATTTCCTTTTTAATATTTGCTCCAGTGTTCGGTTTATAATCCAACATAATTCTGTCAGACAACCCTCCGTGTTGTTGAGCTATATTATTAGTATTAGCTAATTCTAATGTTTTGTTGGCTTGATCTATAGAATCAGATAGCAATACCTAAAAACTAGGTGCAAGTTTTCTAAATTTCTTACTTAGTCTATCTATCTTTTCTTTGTTGAATTTATCAAACTTTTCTTTCTTCTGCTTGTCTATTTTTTTCTATTCTATTACACCACTTGTATTAGAAACAGGCGTTGTTTTTAATGAATCAGTTGCTCGTCTTGCAGGAGATTGTTGTGATACTCCAGTAGCATATATAAAAGGATCTTTAAATACTTGAGGAGCTACATCCGACATTAATTTTCCTGTCTTTAACATCCATGCCAATACAGATATATCTTTAGGAATCAATTTTCCGTCTACTTCAGTAAACAAATCTTCTTTATTAAATGAAAGTTCATCTAAGTTTAAGAACGAGAATTTATCATTACCAGTATCCTCAAAATATTGACCTAATTGTTTCCTTATATTGTGATCAATTTTAGAGGACATTGCATCTATATCAGTATTCCAATGTATGTTTTTAGATATATGGTATATGATATCCTTTATTAAATTATTACTCTATTCTGTACCAGCAAATAAAGTATTAGCAGAAAAATGGCGTTGTACTCGATTACCGTTTTCATCTGGAAGGACTATAGTTAATTCGTATTGATTTGTGTTTTCATTCAAATCCCACGATAACTGTTTATCGGCATAATATTTAAATCTATTTAAAGCTCTTGATGTATTTTTAGTAGTAGAAGTTGTTTTTTCGCCATTGTGAATAAAAAAGTCAATAAAAGCTTTTCTTATTTCGTCAGAAGCATTATTATTAGGATAATATTTTTCATTCAATTTATTCGTAAGCATATAAAACAATACTTCAGCTACTGTAGGTTTTCCATTTACTTTTCCAGTTTTTGGATTTATAGCTAATGTAATGTCATTACGATTTATAGGTACATTTTTACCATTTACAGTACGTCTATTGAACTTCTATTCTCTAAGCATTAATGGAATTTCTTGTCCGTTGTTGGTTTTATATATAAGATATATTTTTCCAGCAAAACCTTTTCCAATAAATTGTTTGCTTCCGTCGAATGATGTTATTCCATACGCAGGTTCTCCAAACATTCCTTTTCCGAACCCAAACTATATATTACCATTTTTAAGCTACTCTTCAATTTCATCAGTTGTATTCAATATACCAAATCCTCTATCGTCACCTATAAGTGGTTTAAATACAGGCATGCCCGATTTGTCTTTTTTATATGTATTTATAGAACCATTACTTATTCTAGGATTATTTGGTGTAACTGTCTCTTTAATCTCACTTGGGATTACATATTTACCGTCAACTTTATCACAATAGGCTTCTATTATTTCTAATCTACGTTTTTTAAGCTCCTCAATATTTTTAGTTATTTCTTCTGCAGACAGCGGCATAGATTTACCATTTGATGCATACTTTCTAGCATCGTTTTGAATTCTACGTTTTTCAGAAATATCTAGATCCTAATACCATCCATATGCTTTTGTTTTTATTTCAGAATCACTATAATTAGATAATTCGTCTTTAGTAAATCTTTCTTTATATCTACTTATTATTATTTCATTGAGTTTTTCTTCATATTTATCCTAATCAACACCTATTTTAGAAAGTTTATCAAACAGTTCTGTTTCACCATCGTGTACCAACTCTACGCCACGTTTATCTACATATGAATATACTGCAGGAGTACGCATACTTGCAATATATGTTTCCTTTTTATTATGATCATAAATAACTAATGATATAGAATAGGTTTGAGGTTTAAATTGATATTTTTCATCGTTTCCGTGAACTATATAAAATTTCTATGTAGATTCAAACCATCCTTTTTGTGTTAATTTTTGAGCTAACTTATATCCTTCCTATATAGGATATTTGAAGGACACATCTTTTCCGCGTACAGTTATTCTAACAGGACCATATTCTTTACCTTCCCTGTTATATCTAGAGTTTTGATAAAAGAATGTCTAAGATATAAAATCACGCTCTACAGCATTTTTATTAGGAGCTAAACTATAATTTGGATTTGTATAATAACTATCATCACCACATATTATTTCAGGATATAAATCATCGTATGTGTAGAAATCGTTATCTATTGCTTCAAGAGTATCTTGTTCAATTTCAATAATTTCAGCTGTATCGTTATCGACATCGTCTTGAAAATTTTCTATTTGAATTGTTTCTGGCTTTTTATCTTTGTTTTCAGACTCTGTTTGTTTTTCTTTTTCCTACTGTGTTGTTTCTGATGTAGACTTTGTATCAGTTTCAACATTATCTTCATCTGTGTCTATATCATCAGCATTATCTGTATCATCTACAGAATCATTATTATCATTAGTAGGTTTGCTCTTAGCGTTATTTTCAGAATTCATATCTGTATTATTATCTACAGATACTCCTGGTTTAATAAGCTATATTGCACGTCGTGAATCTGTTATAACAAACGAATTTTCTTCAGAAATCATAAGTGCCTATATTTCTTCATTATCTTTTATTTCCTCATTTGGAACATATCCGATTGGTATTTTAATAGGCATTATCACACCTTGATCATTTTTTATTACTACTGCAACACGGTCTTTATCTTTTTTTACATATATTGATAATGCACCTTCATTATATGTACCGTCTTGTAACTACAAAACATCTTCTATAGTATATTCTCCTTTCAAAATATTCTATAAAGATTGTTTTATTATTTCTTCTTGTGACGGCTATGCAGTAACAGTTCCTTGATCATCGTCACTTATAATATTTGACGGTTGTACAGGTTGTGTCTGTTGTCCATCTGCAGGAATATTTCCAATAACACTAGTGTCTTTTTGTTCATTTATAGAAACACCTGGTTTATCAGATTCATTTGTAGAAGTAACTACTTTTTTTCTAGTAAAGTTTTTACCTTTCAATATTTCGTCAACCATCTAAGCCTCATCGGGATCTGGTTGATACAAATCGGACTCATCAGTATCTTCTATTTCTGTTACCTAATCTTCAGGTTCAACTGCTACAGGAGCTTTATTTGTATCGTCATTATTAATATTTTGTTCTTTGTTACGCTTATCTTCGTTTAACTGTTCATCATTGTCACTAATGGCAGTTTCAACAGATTCTTTAGCCTTTTCATCGCCGTTTTCAGCATTTTGTATATCATCATTAGTTAAACCGCCATCTCTAAGAAATTCTCTATGTGCGATACGTTGACGATCCTTTTTCTTCTATAAATCCTATTGAATCAATTGTTTAGCAGCATCTCTATTTAATTCGTTCCACTCTTTTTCTAAAGCAATTTGTTCTTCAATAGTCCTATCCTGTTCGTTTTTAGATAAATAAGCTTTTTGTTTAGATTTAAATTCTTCTATTCTATTATACAAACTGTTACTAATATTACCGTATCTCTACTAATATTCGTATATTATTTTATATTTTGTTAATTTAGACAAATCTAAACCTTTATCTTTCCACTCTTGTGTAATACTATCTGTAAAAGCTTTCTGTTGTTCATTCGATAATTCAGACCATTTAAGATTTCTAGTTTGATTTAGTACATTTGAAGGATTCGCATATCCCTTAGCATATGATGCTACATAAGGATTATATATTTCTTTTAAAGATTTATTTATGAAAAATATTTGAGATAATTTTTCAAATTCATCAAACATATTTCCAGTACTACCCTTTAATTCGTCACGGAACTAATCTAAAGAATGCTTGCGATGTTGCATCAATTCTTGACGTACAAAACCTTTATCTCTCTTATGTTTATAATTATATTTTTTTGCAGACTTATTATATTCATCTACTTGTTTATTATATTCATCTATTTGTGCATCACCTTCTTTAAATGCATTTTTTAACTATTTCTAATATGATTCGATTTCATCATTCATATTATCTACAATCGAAGTAAGTCTGTCAACATTAGCATCTATACCTATTTCTTCGTTTAAATGTTTTAATAAAGTTTGTCTATCGTAAAACATCTTACGAGTTTTCTTCATAACATCTAAACGTTTCATTTTATATAATAAATCTATACGATTATTAATAAAATCGTTTTCACTAGTTATGCTTTTCTTCTTCTTGTTTATAATATTTGTAATTTCATCTTCCAATTCTTTATCTAAAGATGATGCATCTTTTTCTTCAGAATCATTTAAAGCTTTCTTTTTATTATCATAGTTTATATTCTTTTTAGCCTGCTCAACTACACTGGCATCATTTCTGTTTTTACTTTCAATAAGATTATTTCGTTCAGTTTCAGCAGCTACATATTCTTTATATAATGATCTAAGTTTCTAAATAACCGGTTTATATATATCATACTATGTTTTAAGATGATCGGGTATATTTCTTTCATCAAAATTAGGATCAGTATACATACCAACAGTAGCTCTAAAATCTTCTCTTATATTGAGCAATTTACTTTGTTGATCTTTTAATAAACTATTTAATGTATTGTCGTCAACAATAGCTCTTACAGCATTTTGTATTGTTGCTAACTTATCATTCTCGTCTGTTATATTAAGTTCTTTTAATATGCTTTTAAATTCTTTATTATTTTTAACAAAATTTAAAGCATTTAACAGCTTAATATCTTCATCTATAAATTCATCACTAACCTGATCTCCTTTAAATCTTTTCATCTCTTGTAGAGATTTAGTAAGCTTAAATGGATCTCCACCATTATCTAAATGAGCATTAAATATTTTTATATGTGCATCATCTTCGGCTTTTCCATAATTTTCTCCTACTATCCTTTTTAAAGTACGATCATTCTTTAGCTAGCTAGCTATATAACGTAATGTATTTGGATCATTAGATGTTAATAAGTTTACAATAGGATTCATTTGATGTACACCATGAAACATTGCACCAGTTACAGAACCGATATTCATAGCTTTTCTCAACTCTGCATCACCATTGTCCGGATCTCCAAAATTAATACCTATATAACTTGCAATAGCGTCAGATGCTAAGCTTGCATCACTAAATACAGATGGCAAATTAAACATACTATATGGTGTATCATAATCGTCATATTCACCTCTCATGTATCGAGATTGCAATAACTACTGTTGACCTTCTTCAATACCTTCTAAGAATCCAGTACGTAATAAAAGTTTAGCTTGATTGCCTAACCATTTAGATGCATGCGACGCCATTACTTTTTTATATAAATTAGAAGCATTTTTATTAAAAACTTTATTTATAATAGAATCTGACATAGCGGTTGCTGCACGACTTATTTGAGACGATCCAGCTTTTACAGTTTGATCTACCAATCTTTTCTCAATCTAATTTGCACCACCAGTTAATGCGCTTTTAAGCGTTTTTCCAAAATAACTCATATATGGCATAGCTTGTATATAATCTAACGTTGAAAGTGTTTCATTGTCATTATATATTTTTGCTAAACCACTTCTACTTTGTTGTTTTATTTTTTCAAACTCAGGATCTTCTGTATTTATGTTATAAGCCAATGCTAATCTTAATTTATCTTCTATATCTAAATTAGCTGCAGCATTTTTATCTAAACCACTATTATTATTTATAAAATTGTCAATGTTTTCTAATACTTTTCCGGCATTTATATTTTTATTAGAATATAACTGTTCTACTATTCTTTGTGTATATGCATCTGAAACTTCTGCTCGTGTTTCAACCTCTCTTGATTTAGTAGATAAATATAATCCTGCAGCCTCAGATCCAAACGCTAAAAATTTAAGAACTCCAGATAAAGCTTTTGCTTTTCCAGAAGGCCCTGCTACATATTCAGCAGCATTAGACAATCCAGCAGCAATTCTATCTGCTGTAGCAAGTTCTACAAAAGTCTATAAGTCTGCGAAAGAAGATCCCATTTCCGGTGCAGCATAAGCCCATCTAGATGGATCCCATATAGTAAATAAAGAACCAGAAGCCTCACCTTCTTGTAGTTCCTTAAAGTGTTTATTTATTTTTTGTGGATTAAATAACCAGTTTCCGTTTTTAGTAATATTTGTAGTACGTACAAGCTGTGCACTACGTTCATCAAACAACCTATCGTATTCTTTAATTGCATTATCAAGATCCTGTTGTTTATATTTTACATATTCCTATGGATTATTTAAATGTTTTGTAATGCCGTCGAAAAATTTAGATTTGTCGTATTCGTCATTAACTGAATTTTTCAGCATACTTCTTGTCAATGCCCACTTATCCTTTCCAAACAAATTATAAGCTTCCAAACCTGCATTTTTAACAGCATTTTTAACGGAAGACAATGTTGACATTATACTATTTGCCGCATTATTTAAATTACCAACAATCGTTCCAGATTTATCTAAAGTATAAGGATCTCCGTAAGATTTATATTTTAACTGTTCGAAAAATCCCATATCAGACATATCTGTAAACAAATTCATAAAAACGTCTGACTTTTTCCAATTCTATTTTATATAATCATCAGTTTCTTTTATTTTTGATCGAGTTACATCTAATTCGTTTATTAATTTAGATTTAGTATTGTGATCTACATTTGGATCCTATAGTAATTTATTTAACTCGTCATATCTTTTTATGTTATTTAAATAGTCCTGCGCTATTTGTAGATTTTTTTGTTCAGAAGTTATGTCAAATAATGCGTTTTCTTCACTAGATTTTTGAGACTCATACTTACGTTCCCAAAACATTCTCCAAGGATCTTTAGGATTCTCAAAAGAAGTCTTAAGTCTATCAAAAAATCCACCTTCGTTATTGACGTTTGTAATAGGTTCATTATCATTGTTTTGTGTTTCAACAAGCTCACCTTGTTCATCAACACTTGGATACATGTTTAACTCTTCGCCATATGTCAATTGAGGAGCATAATCAGAAGTAACTGTATTAAACATACCTGTATTAACAGGCGTTGAGACTGCGTCATAATATCTCTATTGTGCACCAGGTACACTTTGACGCAGTCTCAATCCTTCACTATATACAGGGTTTATATTAAATTTGCTTTTCTTTTGTCTACCCATAATATTCTTTTATTATCTCTATTGTAATGATGCAGCTTCAGAATTAATTTCTTCAGCATATGCATTACCTTTACCAAATTCTTCTTGGTTCATTCTTGTATTAATGTCTCTCCATCCAAATCCACCGTCATTGGACATTGTTCTAATCATAGGAATTGTATAATATGTATTGTATATACGATTTTTATTTTTATCTTTATCGTTGCTTTGATATTCGTATATACCTAATCCTAATTGTATTGCAGCGTTTCTTATTTCCCCTTCTGTTTTTATATTAAACTTATTACAGAACTGTTTAAATTGTCTACCTGTTATACTTATATTTCCAGAAACGTCTGTCATCATACCGTCTCTTTGTTTTTTAGGTATATAAGCCACATTTATATCTTTATTAACAAGATATCCGTTTCCAGAACCATTGCTTCGAAGCCATCTATCAAAGCGTCTTTGTAAACTATTATATCTAAACAGTTGCGTTCCTGTAACATTGGCTTGTCTAATAGGTGCATATCTTAAAGTAGGATCATTCAATCTCAACATTCTATATTTATTAGATGTTCCTGGCATACTTCTCAATTCAGAATCTCCAGCCATTATATCTGACCACATAGAATGTTCTGCTTTATTAGATGGTTGTATTCTGTTTTGGAATACACTATATGTAGATTTAGCATTTCTCATTAATTGCTAACTATATCCACCTTTTGTTTTGTCATAGTTAGTATTAGTAGAATTTGAATACATAAATGCGTTTGTAAATCTATCTGTCGGTGTTACAACACCATTACTATCCACCTTAATAATTCCATTTTTAACAAGCTATTCTGGTGACCAATTTTCAGAACCTTTCCACCATTTAACATGTGCTAATGCTTCATTTTTTTCTTTACGTGTTTTTGCTTTATTAGCTCTGTTAATCCAATAATGTTGTATTTTAAGCATTGATTTTGCTAAATTGGCACCATTTAATGTACGATCTATAAAGCTCTAATTAGCATTGTATCCAAATCGAGTACTGTATTGTAATATTCCACCTTGTCCGCTATGCTACTGATTGGCTGCAGCTCTTGAAGCAGCTCTTCTTGCATTTCTATCATCAAGATCAGCTTTATATCTAGCTAATGCATACGGATCAGCTTCGTATTTTTCAGGCAACAACATTTCTATATTTGCTTGTGCTATTTTATTATCTAACACATCAAAAGCTTTATTTTGTAAATCTTCTTCTGACATATTTGGATTTGCACGTTTAAGTTGTTCTTTTATATTCATAAATTCATAAGCGCCTCTTGGGGTCTTAATAAAACCTTGAGCGTTAGCTTTAGCTGTATTTTTAAGATCATTGAAATCATACGAATATACGCGACTTCCACCCTTCATGCCTTTATATAAAGCCTGTCTTTGATCGTACCAACCGTGCGTAACTGTATTTAATGAATCAAACGTATCTGGAGATTCTTTTGTCCAAACACCGTCTTTTAGTGTGTCCCAATTTTCAAAATTTGTTATACCAGCTTGTTTATTTATCCAATCCTAAAAATCTTTACTATATAAACCTTTTGAGTCCAATACTCCTTTATTTTTCAAATATTGCATAGCTGGCTAAACGGATGCTCTAAGTTTCTATAACTCACCATAAGGTACTGAGTTTATAACTTTCTATATCTATGCTCTACCTTCCATAGATCTTAGCATGTCTGGACCATACTTGTCCATAACTTCACGTATAGCACCATTTGTAAGTCTATCCCAAGTCTCATTATCTTTTGTAAATGGACTATAAAAGTCTCCATACTATTTTGCAAAATCTTTCATATCTTTAACACCCTACATATAGTCTTCATGCATAGCATTAACATAGTTCTACTATGCTTGAAGTACCATATTCATTGTAGTAGGATTAAAGATTTCATCCATTGAATAAACAACAGGTTGTTCTTGTCCTAATATATTCATAATTATTTAGATTTACGATAGTTCATAATAACCTTTCTAAAAAGTTTGTCAGGATCAATTTCAAAAAGATTTTTATGATTATTTCTAAAAACATCTTCACAATTGCCATCAGGTGTCAAAAACCTCTTCTAAATACCATCTATAACTCCAATTTTATCAATATCTAATTGTCTATTATACAGATCTAATATTTTATTATTATAATCCATAGCCCTATTAGATTGTATTGTATCATACATGTGTTTAGCAATGGTATTAAGAATATTAAGTTTGCCTTTCTGTGCGTTCTCCATTCCTAACAATCTTCTAGCTACAGCTTGTCTATAATTTTCTTGCTGTGTTGCGAGAGCCTACTGCTATCTAGATGCAGCATTTTGTCCTTCTGATAATGCAGCCTGTGCATACGCAGTTCTATATTTATTATTTATATCATTTGCTTGACTATATACATCTGCAAGGTTCTTTGCATATCCTGTATTCTGAGCAACCTACATTGCCATCTTCTATCCTTGTGTAAGTCCACCAGATTGATTTATATTATATAATCCTTGTCTGTATGCGTCCTTTATAGAATTTATCTGACTTGTAGGATCAAATCTCATACCTGCAAGAATATTAAGAGCTCTTTCTGCATTTGGATTAGCAATGTATGAATTATCAGCATGAGGAGTCATATTCTTATACATGTTGTACTATTTTGACGGATATGACATACCTATTATATAAGGACTATACTCTCCTACCATGTTTAATGCATCTTCTGCAACAGAACCTATTTTATTCCAATCTATCTTTCCGTGAGCATATCTTGCATTAGGAACAGCGTTTGTAATTCTATGTTGATATTCCTATCTATCTGTTATTCGTTTCATTTCCTATAATATATCTGCTTTTGATTTATCTATTTGCTGCAAATTAAGTTGCTTGGTTTGTTCGTTGGAGTATTTATTGTTCTGAACACTTTTTGCAATTTTATTCAAACGTTCAAGTCTTTTTGTAAATGGCGCTATTTGATCTGCGAAACTAACTCCATTTGACCAGTCTTTATCATTACCAGCTATTACTATTCTATCGCCATCTTGGGCAACCGAAGGTTGATTATCAACACGTTTTGTACCTTTATCTACATATGATGCTTTACCTTCAGTATAATCAATAATAGATTCACCTTTTCCAACAAGACTATTTACTGGAGCATACTATTGACCATCTGGTGTCCATGTCTATTGTGACATCTTACCGTTATCATATTTTGATTTTATACCACCATCTTTACCACAATTATATATACTAGAACCTTCGTGAGTATTTTCAGCAAATTGATTTCTAAGTCCTTGTGAAGATGCCTGTGCGAACTGCTGATCGTTATAATTACTCTACATTTTAGATACATTTCTAATACGTTTACGCAATTCATTTCTACGTTTACGTCTTCCAAATAACGATCCGAAGAATCCACCAATACCTCCAATTAAAGCTCCTATTCCAGCACCAAGTGGACCTAAGAATGATCCTACAGAAGCACCTAAACCAGCTGCATTTACTGTATTACTTATCTAAGATGACTTTTCTTTAGCATTAAAATATTTTGTTTCTGCATTAGTATCTATACCACCATAACCTTGATACTAAACACCATTTACAGATTGATTAAACTTAGAAGATCTGTTTAATAAATCTGAAGCAGAAGTTACATTATTTTTCATTCCTGCAAATCCACCTATTGTATTGTATAAACCATAAGCAGTTCCTAATACAGGCAATGCTGTACTAGCAGAACCTAATATAGATTTTCCAGCACTTGAACCTATATTTCCTGCAGCAGTTCCTGTATTTAATCCAGCTTTTGTCATTGTCTAAGCAGCATTGTTTAAATAATTTGCAGAATTATTAGTAATACCTTTGGTAGCTTCAGCAAATAATTTATTTGCAAATGTATTAGCTCCGCCCAATGTTGAAGTAGCTATAGGACTTGTAATGCCAGTAGTCGTTGATGCAAAAGCTGAAGGTATTGCTGTTTTAGTAGCAGACTTAAATGTATCTTTAAGTAACGTTACATATGGAGATGCTTGAGATAAAGCATTTGGTAATATATTCTATTTTATAGTCTGTGTTTCCGGATCAATGCTTTCTCCGGGCGTTACACTAGATATTCCAGGATTAAAATAATCTCCCATCTAATAACCAGAAGCGACAGGTTTATTTGCCAAATCGTATCTAGGTATTCGTTTATTTCTTTTATATTGTTGTAGTCTTTTACTACGTAATTTATTATTTTTCATTAGTTATATGATTGTCTAAATTTAGTTATTATATGGGAAATAGATGAATTCTTAGTTGGATTATAATCTGTAATCGTTTCTATCATCCATTTGCCTCTCATTCTCTATCCATACTGTTTATTATATATATTATCCTCAGTTAGATTGTCAAACTAAGCTCTAGGTATTGGATAATTTATATTTCCTTCTCTGTTTGTTATTTGTGAAAATACAGTTCCTATTCCAAAAGTTGTATTATATAAATCAGTAAAGAACTAATACTTTTTATCTCTAAAGAATTCACTTTCTGTATACTTTTTATTATAAGAAGCAAATACTATTTGTTGATTGTCAAATACTTTCGTATTAGATGGATTTGTATTTATAGCGAATTTTATGCACATTGGGCTTACTATATCCCCATTCTTATCATTTGAAAATGACTATAAATAAGTTTCCATATTATTTTTACTTTCATTAAAGCAAACAACATCCTTTTCAAACTATAATGTTCTTGAACACTTTTTGTTAGGAAGTGAATATATAGAAGTTGCTATATTATATTTGAGATTAAATATTAATGCTGCCTGTTTTAAATCAAATTCGTCACATTTTATAGGTGAAAACTATAATTCTTCATGAATTTGATCATAAGTTAATGACGGTATCTCTTCTGTGTTCCAATCAAAACTCTTGTTCAATAAATTCTATACATTTTTATCTTCACTATAATTAAATACTCTATTATTCTAACTACATACTATACATTTATTGTATCTATCTAACCACAATAACATATCATTTGCATATATCTTGCACATATCTTTAGGACTCATTCCAAACTATGTGCTAATATAATCGGCTCTCTATAATACTCCACCTTTACCTAATTGTACAGTATTATTATTATTGTCTGTGACAAGAGATCTTTCATTTACTGAAAGTTTTCCAAATGCACAAGTCTACCAAAAATATAAAATATCTTTTATTGTTAAAAGATCTGTTATATCTCCATATTTAGCATCTACATCTATAAAATTAGAAGCTTTGAAAATCTACCAATTATCTATATTTTCACCGTTGGTTTTTAACTATGAATAGAATATACGCTATTTGAACTATTTATCTTTATCTTTTTTGTCGCTATCTATATTGTATATATTATTACTTGTGTTATTGTCTGAATATATAGCATTATATTGATTCAAAGGTCTATCTTGACTAGTAATTCCAGTAATGGTACCCGGCTCTAATTGTAAATTAGCATTATTAGTGTTTCTATAATTCATACCATAATCAAAATATGTATTTATATTTGTTTCCATTGGTATATGAAATATGGTCTACATTGAAGGTAATGAATCTTTATCATCATTAAAGTCATATGCTTTAAACGAACCTACTAATTCACAGTTCTATACATATGTATCTCCATCAAATACTTCGCAATCTTTAGAAATATCGTACGTATTCCCAAATCCATAATATATATCATGTTTTTTATCTTCAGATGTTAATCCTGAAAACTGTGAAGCTTTATGCTATACATTACATAATAATGTACCTAATGTATATATATTTTGAGTTGAAGATCTTATAACTTTATTATCTATATAATCCTAATTTAACTTATGAGATATTAATGATTTTAATGTATTATTATAAATATTACTACTATTTATATTTATAAGTAAACATTGTGGACCTGGACCTATAGGACCATATGCTTCCCACGCTCTTTCCCAGTGTTTTATTTTACTACCATGATTACCAGTATTTGTAAATTCACATATGTCAGTCCAATGACCATCAGTCCATCCATATTCATTATCCGTTCCTATTGGAATATCGTACTTACTACTACAAACCCAATTTAAATATTCATTAGTTCCTATTGTAGATATATATGTTTTATACTTTTTTGTGGCTGTTTTTATAGTATTACCATCATATTTATGATTAGTAAAACCGTCTTCCCAATTTAAGTTTCTAACATCAGATACATTTTCTATATTATAAGATTCTGTCAAATCTAATTTTTTACAAGTAATTTTACTGCATGTTATATCATAATCTCCGTCACTTGATAAGCTTTGTTCAACATTATCGAAATTATATTCATATATAGTGTTTGTTGCATTAAGATAATTTATTTCAATTATTTTACTACTTTTGTTTACTTTTTTATCTATAAATCTTCCCCTGTCTATATAAATAAAGTCTCCAAATTTAAAATCGAATATACGATAACTATGAAAAGCATTATCAAAATGAACATCTGAAAATATAGGAGAAATAGAACCAGGACTATATTTATTATTTACATATAATGTAGCCGCTCTATAATCGTCATTATAAAATAAATCTTTAACCTCATCAAGTGTATAATTTAATTTACGATTTATTGATGCTAAATCATCACTGTATACATACGATATAGGTTTTAATTTACAGTTTAAATTTTTTATTTTCTATAAAGCATTTTTTCTATATATATTTATATAAGGACTATGTATTAAAAACAACGATTGTTTTTTAAAAATCGTTTTATCAGATTTTGCATTTGTCATATTTAATGGCCAATATGAGTCTTGATACCTACCAGTTTGTGTTACACATTGTGGTTGACTTGTTATAAATCCAGTAGGATAATAAGGTGTATTATTATTTTTAACTGTGTGCTAACGTACAGGTCTTGATAAGACAACCTACATTACATTTTTTGTATATTCATCTGATTTTTCACATCTTACTATTTCATAACTAACGATTCCTTTTTCAATCAAGTTCTGTTTAAATTCAGAGGATAATGTAAATTCAACACCTATTGTATTTGCTACATATATGTCACTCTTTAAAGGGCAAATGTTTATATTTGGAGTTCTTATATCAGCTATCCACTAAACATTAGATCTACTTCCGTGTTTATCAAATAATACAATTCCATATCTATATACTTCATCTCTTTTTAAAGATCTAGACAAACTTGATAAATAAATATCACTACCGCTTATAAAATCAAACTCTGATATATATACACCCTAATTTTTCAAATAATCTGATATGTTATATGCCTTCTGAAAGCCATTATTGTTTGTAATTAATTTGTTTTCAAAAGTATATTTTATAGTATATCTATTTTCTTCTGGTTTAGTTCCATCATATGATACAGTTTGTTTAATGTATTGTTGGATTAATTCTGGCGCCATAGCACCATGAATATCAGACGGAATCTAATTTACAACTATCCTCCAAGATATATTACTTCCACTTCCTCCATAATATCCTTCCCAATCAATGCACTATCTAACATCTCCAGTTGAGATAGATATTGAAGTATCCTTATCATATGTTCCATTTATATCGCTATATGGATTTATATAATCATTTTGTGAAAATTTATCTTTTAACCACAATAATGTTTGTTTTTTATCTTCAGATACAAATAAACGATTCTTTACATTATCATTTTCAACATATGAAATATATTTCAATTGTTCATTTGAAGTAGAATCACAATTTATTCCAAACTAATATGATTTAAAATCTAAATCCTAATCTAACTATATTATAGTCTTATCTTTTATGTTAGCTGCAAATAAATAATTCTAATTCTGTTCTATTACACTTGGTACTATTTGTAGTCCATTTAAAGAACTAAATTCTTCAATTGTTAAATCCTATAATGATTTTTTACCAATATCATTAAAATAAAAATCATCAGAATAACTTCCATCATATATAAGCTGCACTTTAGCATTATCATTAGCTTTTATATATTGAAGCCTATATATCTAAACCTTATCAAACTATATTGTATTTTGAGAAGGAATATGAAGTCTTAAACCTATAGATGTTGTAGTATCTTCAGCATTACCTTCTTCTTTATTACGATAACTATCAATTATTTGTATTTTATTAGTCAATGGAGCTAATGTACTGCATGAACAATGTTTTTTATATAATCTATATGTATACTAAACTTGCGATGTTTTTAACTGTCCTGATATTGTTTTAACTATTTCCATTTTTTTATTTGGGAAATAATTATTCTACATAATATAATTTATATCTATATAGTCATTCTCATCTTTAAGTTTCTTTAAATAATCCGAATCTTCTATATTTATAGATATTATTTTATGTTTACCATCAACTATATATAATATAACTACATCATCCTATTCATAGTGCAACAATGTAGACATGTTATAATTAACAGGACTAAATGCTTTGTCAGGAAAATAATCCTTTATTTTAAATAATAACTCTGACGTTACAGTAACAGTATTTTGCAAAGATTGTTTTATTAGTTTATATATACACAAATCTTTGCTTTCCTTAAACAATAACACATTTATGTCATCAGAATTTATTATCTTATAAAAATAATCACCGTTCGTAGAATTTACATTAAATTTATTATATGTATTTACATTTGTTGGATCAGGGACACGGAAATCATATTTATTTGTATAAATTGGGGATAACAACCCTTTCTTTTCAAAAGAATTTCTATCGGTCTACATATCTGTTTCAATAGCAGTAGATCTAATATTAAGTCCAAACAGATACTATGTAGATTTTATAGAATCAAAAGCAGTATCTGTATTCATACCTTCAACAAAGGTATTTATATGTAAATTCTAATTAGTATCCATAATAAAAATCGTTATATACTGACTATTGTACACCTATATTGTCAAAGAAGGTCTAATCTCCGTCCCAATCAGGTATTAGTTTATTCCAGTCTCGTTTAATATTCTACATATCATCAGCTGTTGGCATCATTGCCTCTGCATATGCCTAAGCACAATAAAAATTCCACTGTTGTCTTATATAGTTGTACACGTTTCCATTATTATTAACACCCTTTCCACCTAAATGACCTTTTAAAAACTTAGAAAAACTAAGTTTCATTACAACATACCAATAAATAGCTTCCTGATAAGAAGGTAAATCTGGTATAAGTGGATATCCTCTTTCATCAGTAGCTATTGCTTTATATGACAGTTTTATATATCCATTACTCATATTGGTAACAATCCAGCCAGGTTTAATAAAATATTCAGGTTTATTTGTTGTACAACTTATTATTTTATTAGAACTTGTAAATAACTAGGATTGTGTAGTTGGGTATTTAAATGCGGGATTATGCTAGGCATTATGCATTCGTTTTGGTTCTCTAAATATTCCAGTTGCTGTACTCATAGGTATCCACGGACCTTTCTTATCTTGCGAATAGGCAACTCCGTCTAAGTGTACTAAATCATCAGGAAGTGGTACTTGATTATCTTGTATTTTTAATATTGGTGCATTATCTACACCAGATTCTTTTCTTAAATACTACATAGGTGCACCAATTTTTTCGATAGCTTCAAATATCCATTCTCTGATATCAGTAATTCTATTTCTAGCTTCACCGGAATCTAAATCCGACATTATTTTTGCTATGACGGATTCACATTTTGTATATTTGTATATCATTTATATTTAAGTAATCTTGTTTATTAAATATTAGTTGAGCTAATTTTCTTTTATTTGCGCGAACTAAACACAATTGATATTTATATCTATCAGGAAATGTTCTAGGTACTTTAGACCAATATAATCTATATTTATACCCGTCAGAATGTTCGTTTAAATGATAAATACATTTGCCGTATTCTTTACTGGATTTATAATCTACAGATAAAGATTTATTTGTAAGAGTTTTAGGTTGATATTTACCTATTTGTATAAATCCTAATCCATAAGGCATTTTAAAGCCTTCTGAACGATTTAAAATATATTTTAATATAATTTTACACATTGCATCTAATATGCGCTTATATGTAAGATAATCTATCTCTATTGGCAATGTATCATACATATCTCTAAACGTAACTGATTGTTTATTCCTGTTCATCTTGTGGTCCATGCGGTTTAACGCTAGTTAATGTAGCATTATTACTATCATCACTAGGTCTATTTAACATAAACGATAGTTCGTTTTTAAGTATATAATCTTTTATTGGCGGAATGAGCCATGAAGGTATTTTAATATCATCTTCATCTACATCTTCAGAATCATTATCCGTAACAAGATCTTCAAATATGGCTTTAACCCATATATATTTTAGTTTATTATTATCGCTATTACCTTGTACATAAATATATCCATCATCATAATATGCCGTCAATTCTTTTCCAGTGTATTTTCTAAAATACTAGAAATGTCTTCTAAGGTGGTTCATATACTGAATTACACACCCATCTCTATCATGTATAGCTATGATACTATCGTCATCATCGTCATATACATTCTCTAACTTCTATATTGTACGTCGTGTAAAAATAGGACCTTCTCCTTTTTCTGGATCTATTTCTTCTAATTCTAAAGGGCCTTTTTCCCTAATAAAGATATCGTCTATATAATCTTCAAGCTCGTCATTATTAGGACACTGTTGTTTCTATTGATCAAGTCTGTTTTTTAACAACATCTACTTATAGGATTTAATCCACGTAGCTATCTGATGTCTAGACAAATCTTCACTTTCGCTAATGTTATTATTACGTACAATAAGAAGTATATCATCTATAAATTCTCTTAGTGAAATATATGTCATAATATTAATTGTTTGATTCAACTATTCTTACATCGTCATTTTTAAGTAGATCATTAGTATTTACAATTTTATACTTATATTTTTTGACTTTCTTAAAATCTAATGTAAATAATCGTTTTATAAAATTCTTTTTATTCTTATATTCTTTAGTAGTATAAATGTATAAATACTATGTGTTTTCTACATTTAAACCTATACTAACGGTATCTTTGCCTATAGTATAATGTACAGTAGTTAAAGGATTATATTGTATACTATCTGTATATATAGTATCTTTAACTAATATATCCCCCTTAACCCCCTTACTCTTTATAACGTTTATTACTTGAGTTTGCGTTGCAGCAGTTTTTATCTGCTTTGGTTTTAATTTTAACTCTTTTCTAACACTATCTAATTTCTGTATTACAGAATCTTTAGAATTCTATAACTAATCTATTGTCAACTTTAAAACACTAGAAGCCTACTAAGAATCATTATATAATTCCTAATAGGCTTCAACGTTGTTCTAAGACTATTCCAGGCTTTCTGAAAGCTTTTTATTCTGTTTATAAGTATTTATACTAAACGACAATAAAAGTCCAACAGAGAGCAAAGAAATAGCCTTAAATAGAGTTTTACGATTAGCTATTAGTTTCTTTAATATTGCTATTATCGTGTTTATCATCTTTATTAAAATCTAAATCTATTCCTGTATAAGCTTCTCCTTTTTTCTTTAAATATTTACCTAAAGATCTCCAAGGTCCATTAGGATATAAAGTATTAAGATTTTCTAATATAGACCATAGCTCTGTTAAAGTTATAATCACAGTAGCTCCACCTGTTAAAACAAATACTCCAGTTGTTCCAACAACAGTAAATTCCAATAATCTAGCTAATGCTATTATTGCAAATTCGGCCTTCATTTTATTCCAAGTTCCTCTACGTGTTTTACTACTTGTTATCTTACTATGCTACAGTTTAGCTACCTATATTCCATATACCATATCCACAAATGATGTTGCGAAACATGTTATCAATAGACCTATAATTGGAGTAAAGTAAGCTGTCAACAAGGCTCCTGTAGCAATAATCGTCTTTCCTACGAAAGTATTACCACTAATTGAGTTAATGGCAGTTATGATGCTAGACCACACGTGCCCTATTGATTGCATAAAAGTCATTTTATAGTTATTTTTATTGCTTCTTTTTTATTAGCTTCACACAACATTGAGAATAATTTATTGTATGTATCTTTAGATTCAATTACTTTGCCTACAACTTTGTTTTTACCAACAATAAGACAACCTTCAGTATCCTTTTCTGTATTACCAGAATGTATACGTATTCCTAAAAATCCAGGAACATTCAATAACAACGGCATCTGTCTTTTAAATTTATTACTATAACTTATAATAACTTTATAAGTACCTGTTGGTATGGCTGTCTATCCATATACTTTTTTAGATTTAATTTGAGCATCAGTCATAGTTTGTGTTAATCCCCTATCTGTATCTTCAATAGTATCACAAAAATATTCACCATCTATATAAAGCTTTCCAATAGTATATTTGGACTTTTTAGCTATTCTATCTAATATTATATTCATATTATTTTATATTTAACTGAATAATACTTTTTTTATCTGTATATCCTTTTACTGATGCAGTAATGGTACAAGTACCACTTCCCATAATAGTTATAGTACCTTGCTTATCTACCTAAGCAACAGATCCGTTAGAACTATTAAAATCAAAATATTTCTCTGCAGAATATTTATCTACTATAAAATGATTTGTATATAAACAATATTTTATTGCACTGTTATCTATATTATTTACATAAATATTGTTGAGTTTTATTTTAGTATTTGGTCTTAATTCTATCGAAGAAGTATTACCATTGATTAAATCAAAAGCTAATGTTACATTGGATATAGTGCTGGGATTATATTTATAATTACGATTTTTATTTATAACCGATGCGGAGAAATCTATATATGTATTTATTGCCTAATTATATTTACTTTTTACAGAAATTACTATATCACTATTGGTATCCTTTGTATCATTTTCCGATTTACATACTATAGTACCAGATGCATCTATAGTTGTATTTATAGGATTTCCATCTTTTCTAGAAACATTAAATATAAAATGTTTAGAATTATCTTTTGTTATAAGATTTCTTGATCCATCTTTTATATATTCAAAACAATAACGATGCTTTTTATAGTCATAATCTAGAAGATCATAAGTGGTCTCTGCTCCTATTTCAAAGCTTGATGCAACTTCTATGTTATCTACCATTAATTTTTCCGAATCATCTTCAGTATTATCTGTAAGATCTATTAAACCATTAGTTGTAACATCTGGATCATTAGAATTAACCAACATAAACAAATCACCTTTATCTATAGTCATATGTTTAAGATCGTCGGTACTCCAACCAATATTATACACTTGTGCTATAAAAACTACTTTAAAAAGACCTATCTGTTGATTTTCTGCTGGAAAATAAGCTTCTATATAATCGTCAAATACTTTAACTGCTGCCTGATATTTTTTTGGTACAGATTTAAATTTATTTGAATTTACACCGAATCCGTTGTATCCAGGAAACCAATGAGGATCCTATAGTCTACAAGGAATATTATAACCATTATTATATACTATAGCATTATAACCATGACAACCACACTAACCATATACATACTGTGATGGTTCATAATATAAAACATCAGCTGGCTTATCAGTAGGCTAATCTACTTTAATAAACAAACACCTTAACGTTTTGATATTAAGTTTATCGTTTGTCTAAAACTCATCAAGTCTTGTACGAACAATTATGTCATTACCTATTCTTATTTTTTTCATATTGATGTTATAAAAAAAGCTAGAACGATGTATACCGTCCTAGCTTGTGTTATCAATCCGTTACGGGATTTATTCTTTTATTGTTTTATTATTCTGTGGCGCCGTTAACCCAAGAAGAAAGAACCTTTATAATACCTGTTGCAGTATTGGGATTTACAGAATAAATCTCAACAGACTGCTTTGTATTACGCTGGATATCGTCAGCAGCACGATACATATTCTCAAACTCAAGTGTAGCATAACTATACTCAGCATTAAGATCGGTCTTCATAGCCGGCTTAATGATAGGCCATGTGCAGCAACCACGATTAAGAATTCCTTCATAACCCATAGCCTGTGCCTCACGATCACGAACAAGCTTAGCCTCTGCGGGATAAATCTTACCAGGAGTCTTTGTTATTGTAACACCTGTTGGGAAATACTTGTTCTTAGAAGCAAAACCAGCAGCCTCGGGATTAGTGTAATATACATTAACAGTAAAGCGAACCTTATTTGCTACATTGATTGTATCTACACTATTATCGTCATCATAAGGAAGTGCTGTAAGAACAAGAACTACACCTTTTTTAGCCTGTTCATCTTCACCAGCTCCATCTTCTACAGATGCACTTACACGAGCACGCTTATACTGCTTGTTGATGGTGTCAGCGAGTCCCTTAGCAATACTTGCAGCAGTACAACCCTTCTCAGGAGTATACTCATAAGACTCTGTCCACTTACGGAAGCGTGTAGGAAGATCCTTGAATGTAAGACGTACAATCAAACGCTTGCCACCCTCGTTAAACAACTGAAGCGTATCTGCATCAAGCTTTTCAAAGCTGATTTTTACAGTATCTTCTCCCTTAGTAACATCTGAAGGAGCACCAGAAGCAAATGACTCAATATAATCCTTATTGATTACATTAGACCATTTAATTACAGGAACCTTCTCAATAGCACCTGTCAATACATCTACTTTATTAATAACCTGGTCAGATACAAGACCAATCTTAATACGCTTCTCATCCTTAAGTGTAGAAACATATGTACCCTTATCTACATCAAAGAGTACGAACTTATCTTTGTCAGCCGTTGTCGGCTTTGATGCTACAATAGCACCAGCATTAGTGTTATTTACAAACACTGTATTTACGTATGTAATCATATTTTAATTTAATTTTTTTCTACTCCCCCTATATTAAAAATTACTAGACCTAACTAGCTGGGGTTTCCACGTTAAAAATTATTCTTGAGTATTTACTTCATTAGAAATAGTTTGATATCTTTGTACAGATGGTATTTGATTTTCTATATACATCTGTGCTGCAATTTTTATTATTTCTAACCAAATATAATCCTCAAAATCCTAATAATCTTTATCAGGATCTGTATTTACAATTTCAGTAGGAACCTTAATATAACCTACAGTATAAGAATCTATTTTATATTTTTTATCTGTCAACAGACGAAAACCATCATTGGTACGAACTCTTAAAGGTCTTGCCCGATGATGACGATAATGAAAATCAGTAAGAGTATTATTTACACGATACATAAAGTTATCAGCAGTACATTCAAATACACAGGTATTCATTTTATTTTCACCTTTCATGTCTGAAATTACAACATCCTCATTCAATACAAACATTAATTTGTTAGGATCTTTCGGATATTTAAATTCATATGAATCATAACTTGCATAAGATATTGGTGTTGGTACTTGTAATGCTGCTTCTGTAAATAACTTTATTAAATCTCTTGTACGTTTTTCATTCTATTCATAAGATGTATATTTAGGAGCATTTCCGTTAAATCTATCTTTTACGAATTTTACAACTGCTTGGTTGATCCAATACAAAGTATCATCTGTAACAGGCTTCTAAATAGAATCCTATATTTTATTTATTTCTAGCTCAAATGCAGCTATTAAGTCAATACATCTCATTCTTCATCTTTTTTATTTTGTTCGTTTTGTTGTTTTCTTAACTACTCCTGCTATTTCTTTTTATTAGCTTCAGCACCAGCCACATATTGTATATATAAATCTATGGCGCCTGATACAATATCGTCGAATACATCAATAGGTAATTTACATTCAGTACTTGTCATTATATCAAAGTATGTAGGTTTAGCATAATATGTAAGGCCTACTTTTTGGATATTTGTATATCTATCATGTATTACAATTAACGTATATTTTCCAATATTATTTTTCTTCGATAATATTGCTACAGGTTGTCTTAATATTCTCAATGTATTATTTGGTGTTTCAAATAATTTCTATGCATCATTTTGTGATACAAACTGATTAGGTATTATTTTTAAACTCTAATTTGTATTATTTGGTGCTTTAAAATTATATGTATCTGATACTATAGAAGTGCTTCTAACATACATATCAAAATCAGAAGGTAATTCGCACACAATAGATAACGGGGTATCTATAGGATTTGAATTTCCGGCAACAGTTAATTCGCTTGTTTTTAATAATGTCTACAAAACAGATTCTACATGAGAGGATAATTTAGTTCCTGACTAGATATTATCTAAGTTTCGATAAATATCATGAATATATCGATCCTAATATTGATTCAAAAAAGAATATATAGTTTCTGTGTCTAACTTGTCAAATTCTTTTTCAGGAATCATGGTTTGAATTCGCCTTTCAAATTCAATACCCAATTGTCTAGTTTCATTTAATGTCATGCTTCAAGTCCTCTCATATTAAGTTTTGTATTTAATCTTTGAGATTCCACATTCTCTAATGCAAATGTAACAGCTAAACTTATAAGCTCTTCTGCAACAGTGTCATTACATTCAAACTTATACTCCTCTGGAACAATAACTTTACCATTCTCATCTTTCTTCTCAACAAAAGTAAAATAAGTATTTCCTTCTGTTAATTTTTCTTTTACAAAAGTATTTGGTTTTTTTATAAAAGTAACATAAACATCTGTTTCTAAATCCTACATCATTGGATCATATATTACTGTAATTTTATTACCTTCTATGTAACATACTGGAGTTTTTACCCATGGTAAATTTGTTGGACTTATTAAAAATTTGTTCGCAGTATTATGATCTACAAGTTTTACATTAATGATCCTCACTACAAGCTCATCCATCGGTTTAGATTTTTCTGAAATATTATGTTCTATACATGAAGATATATAATACAAAAATACATCTGGTAGGTTTGCTGAAAATGAATTAGTACTGTCTAAAGAACCCGTACATACATCTGTTTTTATTAGTGGTTGTAAATCCGATATAGATTTATTATCAGATTCAAAAGAAGATCTTCTAGGATTATTTCCTGTAAATTTCTAAGCTATTAATGCATTATAGGCTTTATCAAGAATGGTAGCAATCTCATATTCTGTTAATGATGGATATGACGAGGCAACATTAGCTTTGTCATACTCTATCATGAATTTAGTATATATGTCTTTGTGCGTCATATCTCATTCATTTTATTACTTATTATTAGTTTCGTTTATAATTGCAAGCCTAAGGTCCTGGTTCTTTTTTGAATCAAGATATGCAATAGCCTCATTCAATGAGTCTGCAATCATATCTGTACCGTAATAATACTGTGTCTTTTCTTTACGAATTACTCCCTTTGCTACAGCCTGTTCCAATATAAATTGTGTTTCTTTTGACTTATTATTTACCCACAAATCAAAAAACTTCTTAGGCTATTTGTCTATAAGATTGAACAATGTAGACTCTATCAATTCGTTTGACATACGTTCTCCATTTATTCCAAACAAACGTAAACACTTACGCATCTGATCAAGAGAAAGTTTGCCAAATTCTACTATAGCATCTCTACGCTGTTTATTTATCTTATTTGCCTCTATAGCTTCAGCCTGACGATTAATCAATAGATAATCTTTACCTGCTGTAAACTTATCAAGAGATGTAGCTACTCGTTTATGTCCGCTAAGAAATTTGATAATCATAGCCTGACGAGGAATAGAATCATCCAATATCAAAGTTCTAGTTCCTATTTTAACACAGAAATTGATCCAAAAATCACTTGTACGAGAAAGAGTTCCTTTCTCATAACCCAAAGCTTTTTCAAAATATTCTTCGTCTTCAGGTGTCAAACCTGTATAACGCATCCCTGAACGAGTCCAATAAGGAGCTATATAATCATTACATCCTTTATATTTAAGAAGACCGGCCCAAGGGTTTTTCTTTTTAATCTTTAATTCAACTACCATAATTTATAATTAGTGTGTTGTAACGTCGTACACCTGGGGATTGCCCCAGGCTCGATCGTTATTTATATTTATTTGTTTATTTATTACGCGCCAACAAATGCACCTTCAATACCATTCTCAGCGTCATCTGCGTCACAATAAAGAATACCGCAAGACAACGGGTTACGAAGCATAATACCCTCTTCACCAAGGAAGTGTACCTGATAACCATCACGGCTATTAGAACGAAGTGTATTAATGTTATTAGCATAACCAGAAGGAATTACAGAACCGCCAGTACACCACTGTACAAACTCACGACCCTTACGACAAACCTTAACTACGTTAGCCTGACCATCACGCTGACCAAGATCTATAAACAAGAATGTATATGACATCAAAGGTTTACCTGTAAGCGGATGAAGCTTACGGAACATCTCCATATTATCAAAGAGAGCACAACGCTTAACTGTAAGCTCAATACCGTTTGTCATCTTATAGGTTGTAAACTGACCACCAAGAGTAAGCTCATTACCAGAACCAGTGATAAAGTGTGTATCAATCATCTGGAAGCTAGCAACCTTCTCCTTAAGAATACGGTCAAACTCTCTAATACCCATCTCTCCAGTAAGAGCCATAAACTTGCGCTCATTTGTACCAAGAAGATTATAGCAGAGATCGAAGAGGAAGTCCTCGAACAACTCGCAAGTGAGCGTAGTATAGTAACGAATATTTGCGGGAGATACCTGCTCGAACAAACCTGCAGAAATTGCAACAGGACGTCCGTTTGTACCCTTAAGAGCATATGTACCATCTGAATTACGGTTAGACTTAGAGAAAAGAAGTGCCTTTTCCTCACGCTTCTTCCACTCACGAAGAGCCTTCCAATACTGATAATCAGACCACAAATAAGACTTCTTACCTGTCTCAGGATCAGTCAAAGCGATTGCCAATACTGTAGAGTATGCATCACCTGTAATATCATAAGACAAACGAAGTGTCATAAGGTTGTTACGCATCTTAAACGGAGTCTGATAGTTGATGATATCTGCCTCATCACTGTACTCTTCGTAAGCAGAACCAATACGATCTACCTGACGACCAGGCTGGAGATAAATACCAGGAATATAAGCACCAGCAAAACCTTCTGCTACATAACACTCATATACCCAAGCATTGCCATCCTGATACGGAGTACCACTTACACGTACCTGGAAATTAATATCATCAAATGCAAGAATTGCACCAGGACCGAACCAACGCTCCTCAAGAGCGATATAAATAGGCTCACCATTAAGACCAGCTGCAGCATCTGTAGTTACAGTAGCACCATTACACTTGGCCCACATAATATTTACTGCATGGTCAGCATCAACCATTACAGACCACTCATACTCGCGATTTTCAATAATCATTGTCTTGCCGAGACCTCCAGTAATAAGATCAAGTGCTGTAGATACACCATCGTCCTTTGTACCAAATACAAGTGAAAGGAGACCTGATACCTGATGAGGATTTGTCAGCAAAGCGTTAGAAATCATATTTTCATCTACCAGGTCGCTAAAACGCTTACCGCGATACAGCTGGAGATTATTAAGCAAATTATTATTCATATTATTTTTTATATATTTTGATTAATTTTTAATCAACTGAAGAATTTTGACGCAAGTTCAACGGCTGATTTTGGTTTTTCATCAGCATTATATGTAGAATGATTTCTACTTGAATGCCTTAATATTTTTCTAAGTTTTTCTGTTGCGGATGATTCTCCGTCTCTCTTAGCTGTAGTGATTAATGAATCACCTTTCATAGTGATGTAAGCAGTGGTTAGAAGATTATTAATAAACTTATCCTGATCATTATAATCTTTCTGAAACTTTGATATTCCGTCTTGATCGACATTAAAGATATAATCAGCAAGTTTTGCTCTGTCTGATGAAGGAATCTGTATACCCTGTACAGACTGAAGGTTATTTATCTAATTCATACACTGTGTATAGAATGCCTTCTGTTGCTCTTCCTGTTGCTGCATGTACAATTGCTGTTGCTGCTGTTCATACTCGATCTGCTGTTTCTTAATACTCTTTAATCTAGATAAAGCATCTTCTGACTCTTCTCCAAGCATATCTGCATCTTCATAACGCTCTATCTTATTCTTTATCTATTCATCAGTATATCCACTATATCGAAGCAACTCACTAATCACATTTTTCTGATTAGTCTCATCATCCATATCAATATTATCGTATGATAAAGATGCTTGCTGCTTTCCATAAAAGTCTTCAAACTTTCCGCCATTCTTAACATATTCGTCAAGCTGCTGTACTCGTTCGTCTGCATACTTTGGAACAGAATTCTGATTAACCACCTCTCTTATATAATCAGTTAAATCATCTACAGTTACTGGACGATCTTCTTCTTTAATATCATCCATATTCCAACCAAAAGAATGTCCAATAGCGTCAAAAAAGAGACCAACTTGTTCTGCTTCTCTTATATCAGCATCAGACGGTTCATCTTCATTCTCGTCTTCGTTGTCAGTCTCTATTGGAGTTTCTTCATGATTGTTATTTATAATGTTCTGTGGAATGTCACTATCGTCATCTTTAGCTGACGGATCAGTTTCATCCGCATTAATATCCTCAGCAGGATCATCTGCTGGCTTCTCTTCCTCGATCACATTTTTGAATTCATCTACTGTATCCATATCTGTTTTAGATGCTCCTTCTGTAGGATCACCATACACAGAAGTCAATAATGAATCAAATGCAGTCGGTTTCGTATTATCTTTATTCATAAATTATTATAATAATTTAAATTTATCGTTAAATTTTATTTTATTCGCTGTTCATTCAGCGTATATTATTTAGTAGCACGGTTAATATAGTTATCAAATTGCCTTTTTCTTTGGTCATATGCTAAAGACATTTTACGTTTTCTAATTTCATTATTATATAGATAATTCACAAAATCAGATTTATTTTCTGGTTTAAATACAATTGTTGGATTATTGTTTGGATTGCCAGTGCTTCGTTTGCCGGTGTCTTTAGATTTATTTTTTGATATATTAGTATTATATCTTGTAGATTGTGGCTTATTTGTTGTAGCAACACTTTTAGTACGTTTTGTAACTGTTGTAGGAGATGCAATAACTATTGTATTAATATTTCTAGTATTTTTACGCTTAGGTTTTCTAGAAACAAGACCTTCGTATCTATTCTTAACACTATTGTCAAATCTAAGAATACTACCTGCTTTAATTCGGTTAATGTCTTTAATTCCGTTTAATTTTGCAAGCTATTCTACAGTAATTCCATTAGCATGTGCTATCTAACTAAGAGTGTCTCCTTTTTTAATCTGATAATATTGACTTTCGTGTTTTTTTTGTAGCTATTGTTCTTGCATTGCACGCTGCTACATATAATCCTAAAATTGATTTTGAATGTCTGAATTGATTTGATTTTCATATTGCAAATCGTAAGGAGATTCATAAATCTAATTCGTATCTATATTTTGATCTGGTATCCAACCTTGCTGTATAGGTTCTTGATCAAAATCGTAATAAGGTTGATAAAATTCATTCATAATAATTATTTTTTATTCCATTTACGTGCATTTAATGCAAATATAGCACGTTTTCTAGTAAGTGAGTTCTTTGAATGGGTTAATTCTTCGGTAGTCTTACCTGTTCTTTTCTTTGTAGTATTAAATTTTCCACGATTTGCAGGATTTATATGTATGCCAGATTTACCGTGATCAAAAGATTCATCAGGTTTCTAATATGGATATAATATAGGTTTAAGTTGTGGTAAAGTATGCAGATTAATAACAGGTTGATTTACTGGAAATGTTAGAGTTTCTAATTTCTACGGATCTAAATACGGTACTTCTATAGGTTGTTGTTCTTTAAGAATAGGTTGTACAAATTCCGGTTCATTTGTTTCAGGATTTGGTTGTATTCCCATTGTCTAATTGTAGAAATCACGTCTATTAGCGAAATCTTGTGCTACTGCTCTATCTAAGGATTTTAATGTATTTAATTTACCTAAATATTGCGCAGCAGTTTGTCCTCTAAAATAACCTTTAGAACCTAATGCATTTACAAAACCATTTAGATCTTTTGCATCTATTGCATTACGATATCTACTTGTCATTAAATTTAAGTAATAATCTGCAAAATCTCTGTCCGAATTAAATTTTCTATAATTATTACTTCCAGGCATTTTTATACCTCCATAGTTATGTTGTCTAGAAATACCAGATGTTCCATATCCAGATTCATGACCTATCTATCGCATTAGGTTGGCATATGCGGCATCTATGTTTTTAACACCTCTTGCTACTAATCCTTGATAAATAAGTGGACCCATTCTGTGTACAAAACTTCCAATTTTTCCTCCGCCATATTTAGGTATATTTATCTTTACTGGATGATCTTCCGCATGATCTAAATAGTCTCTCGTTGCATTATAATTCCAATAATTAGCTAACTAAGACATACTAGGTGTATATTCAGTAAATGTTTCATTCCAATGTCCTCCAGTTATACCTAATGGATTAAAATCGTTAACATGACCACTAAAAGCAGATTCATCTGAAAAAGTAGGATGATACATGGTTTTACCTATATCACTAAAATGTGCATATGGATCAGCTTGTAACATACGTTCAGCCATGAATGGTTCTAGATTATAAAATGTCTCATAATTATATTGAGGATCATTTAACATCTACATTTCAACTAATGTTGGATCTAAAGGTTTCATAGGAACTTTTGTCCAATCCTGTGCTTTTTTATCAGCAATTTTGTCCATCCAAGAGTAAAAGTCATTTTTCTTTTTCATAATTATATTTGTTTATTGCTCCAATAGGATATATAGTTACATATTTCTTTGTCGGTAAAAGCTAATAATCATTATTGCCTATCAACTCTTGTATAGGAGCTTGCTAAAAATATTTATAAGGATCTAAAATAGAATTATATAATTTTCTGTTTCTATTAAACTACATTACTTCAGTAAAATGTGCTTGTTTTGGATTAGTTAAATAATAACTATAACCATTACCTGTTCTAGTCTCGTATTTATTCTTATATTTTAATGCTATTCCAGAATCTTTTAGTCTATCTGCTAACTACTATACTCCCTTACTCGATTCATTAGACATTCTTCCAAAATCTTCGGCACTCAATCCATGTTTCTACAAATAGTTCGCAAACTCTTTATTGTTTTTAGCATAATACCAAAACTAATAAGGATTCCATCTTTCAAAATCTGGTACTTCAAAAGCAGGTTCTTTTAACTATAACTTACCTTTATATCGTACTCCTCCTTTAATATCATTGGCCATAAATAAAGTAGGTTCACTAGTATCCCCTACATGAAATCCACTGTCACCACTCATAGGATTACTAGTACGAGCTTTAGATATATCAAATGGATACTAAGAACCGTGATATACATCATCGGTTACTTTTATTCCTCTAATTCTTTCTCCTAATTTCGAATACTTTAATTTCTACCAAGGGGTTCCATAATTAATTTTATAAGGAATTGTTGATATACCATAATTAAATAAACTATTTAAAGCTTGATCATTTTCAGATGTACCAAATCCTTCATTATTTTCATTCCAAGGCGCAACTCCAGTCCTAATAGTACCAACCCAATTGCTTGGAGTTAAAGTTCTAAGTACTGGCATTGCTCCAGGTATTTTAGTAATAGGCTACATTACCCTGCCTACTGTATTACCCATTAACTCATCAAACAAGTGTATAGCCTCATTTGGTCTAAACGCACTGCCACCATAGAAGTTTGGTTTTTGCGCAACAATTTCAATCTCTGGAGTAGTTACCGTAATTTCTTTAGAATTTGCTACATTCGGATTTACATTATAAACAGAACCATCATCTCTTTTAATTGTTACGTATTTTCCAGTATCATACTTAGGTAAATCAATACCTCTTATATCCCAATATCGTTCACCATTCTTCCAACGGTCATATCGTTTTTGAAAATCCTTAATGTCTTTCATATAGTTTTCTATTTAAATCTTCGGCAGCTTTTCGCAAAAAATCATTAGTATATCCCTGTTCCATTCTGGTTCCAATGTCAATCCCTCTTGATCCAATTCCTAACGATTTTCTTAGTTTAGCTTCAAATGGAGTTGCTCTATTATAAAATACATTACCATTACCTACAGTCTTTTCTAATGGTGTGTCAGGTATCGACATTGGATTTTTACTTACAGTTATAGGTAATCCAGTTTGTTCAGATTGATATATATAATCTTTATAAGTTGGCTGTCCACGTTTCTATAATAGTTTTCTTAAAACCTCAGTATAATTTGCCTCTTCATCAGAATGTCCAGCTTTTCTAAAACTTAAAGCACGCATTATATTAGACTAGCTAGTTTGCTCAAATGCCTCCTATTCTGCATCTTTTGCAGCCTACATTTCTGCAAATTGCTTTCTTAATTTTGGTGTACTTAATGTTTCATAACCAGCATCTTTGGCTTTCTTTAGTAACTCTGTATTTTCACTAACAATAGTATAATTAGACGTATTAAATGGATCATTATTGAAACCTTTTAATATAAATGTGTCAGAAGGTTGTGTACTTAAATAACCTTCTGGATTATACATATTTGGATTTTTTATAACCACGTCGCTTCCGGACCAATGTCCTTTGGCATGATCTCTAACTATAGTATCAGTAGTTGTATTCTACCATGGAAATCTTCCTCGCTATGCGGCATTTTCATATCCCGGCATATCAGAAATATTTATTCCACTTTTTCTGCTCTAAAAAGTTCAGGCATTCTAGGAGTAGTAGGTAAATGAAATCGTCTACCGTAAGTACCAATAATTCTATCAGTTAATGAATTACCATAATAACCAAGAGATCCTCTAAGTGTTGTATAAGGGTCAAACAATCCAGGCATAGTATTCTATAAAAATTCACTACCTGCATTAATGCCGGCTCTTAATATAAAAGGACTAGCAACATCAAAAGCAACATTAGCCATAGTATTATTAAAACCTTTACCACTTGCAAGATTGTTTCCGAAAGTACCGTCACCGGTCAAACTTCTTGCAGCTGCACCTACATAAGTAGAAGGAGATACTAATTTAGTAATAGCTTCAACACCTTTTGCAGCTTCTTCGTAATTACGCTACTGTTCATATTTCTATTTAGCATATACAGTGGTTTTCTAATCAACACGTCTCTAATAATTAGATCTATTATCTTTAGAAACCTAAGCATTTTTACGTCTTACTATTACCGGTTTCTATTAGCAAAATACAATACCTATTCGTCTGCTTTCGGTTTATATTTTATAGGACGTACTATTTGTGGTCGATAATCTTTTACAGTATCACGTCTTGATTGTTCATTGTATGTCATCGTTCTCCAACCGTTTTATTCTTCAATGCAGTTTTAGCTTTAAGCTACTCTCTTTCCATAGCCGCTTTATCTTTCTGTTCTTGAAGTTGTGATTCATGTTTCATTTTATCCCTCTCAAGTTGTATCTTAGCGTCTTCTATCTCTTTCTTTTGTTTAGATTCATAACGCTTAGAATAAGCATCTTCACGCACCTTCATCTATGCAGTAGCATCTTTTGCTATTTCCATAGGATCTGGTATACCGTTGTTGTTAGCATCCTTTTCTTCAGTACCACGATATGCAGATATTTCAGCTACTGTAATCTTGGTAGCATTATCTTGATCTATCTTATATCTATCAAGATCCATTTGTGCTTCCTGTAACATGAGCTCTTGTTGTTTAGCTTCATTCTACATCTACTGAAGTTGCTGCTGTGCAGCCTGTTCTGCTTCTTGCTGTTGCTGCTGAAGATCTTCCTGTCTCTTCTACATAGCTGCAAGTTTCTGTTTAATTATATTAAAGTTGTCATTTGTGAGTATTTCTGCAGCTTCAAGAAGACTTGCACCATTCTACATAGCAGGTTGTATAAGCTGTTGTAATTTCTGTATATTCTCAAGATCTTTAGAAGTATCACTTACAAATACATCCATGTCTTCATAATAGAAATCCTAAGCTATATCTAAGAATGCGCGTTCTCCATTATCAAATACATATGATAATCTCTTTTTTCCACTTTGCTACCAAGCACCTTTTGCAGTGTTTAACAACATATTAAGTACATGTCGTTTACACTGAGCGTGTGCCCAAAATAACGGCTCTGTTATATGTGAAGATTGTACAACAGATCTTTCAACATTTCCAACTAATTCTGATGAACTAATTGCTCCTTGACGTTGTTCTGTAATACCTGAAATAGTTCCAGCCAATTGTTCTATTTTATCCATCAATTGTATATACTCTGCAATCACATTTGACATTGTTAAATCTAATGCAGTAATTTGATTGAATTGTGCTGGCTTACCTCCTTCTCGTCCAGGAACATTCCAAGATTCATCGTATGGATTTATAAAGTTAACACCTACACTAGAAAGGTAATGCATCCATCTATCTGGCGTAATGTTCATAGATTTAGGTATCTGCGTAATATCCATATTTATAACCTTACCTTTATCACGAGCTATTGCTAATTCAAGTCTATACCATAATACAATATACATATATTGTAATGGTTTTAAAATACTAACAAGTGATCTTGGTTTACTATTGGTATTACTATAGATACATCCACAATATGGTAATTTTTGACTATTTGGATTATCTATACTTACATGCTGGTATTCCAATGGTTGTATTCCAAAATATAAATCACTTCCAGCTCTGTATCCTTCCCAAACTTCTACTACCCAATCTTGTTCTACAGACACTTCGTTTCCGACCTTCTTATATGTTTCATCTACTATCTATGTCTGTGGAGTTCCTGTTTCATCTAAAACAGTAACATAATATATTTTCTTAAAAGATTTCCAGCAACAATGCCATACATTAATACAATATCTGTTTTTTTGATCATAAACAGGATTGTCATATATATGCAGCTTTATTCCACTAAAATTATCAACAGGATCTTTTTCGCCAACATCATTCATAGGCTTTCCTGTCATCATTTCATTCAATTTGTTTAAATCTTTTTCAGTAAGTTTATCATAATATCTATCATAAACTTCTGTTACTGGAAGTCTCATTTTACGGCAACACCACGAACCATCTTCTATGAATTCAAGATCTGGACTTTTATCATATGAAAAAAATAAAGGATTTACTCTTTCCATATAGGGTTCTCCATTTTGAACACCTACATAATATATTTCATTTCCAGATATTAAAGCATCCTTCCAACCTTTTATGAATTCATTATCTATATTTAATTTTTCTCTTAAATACGTCAAAGTATGATATGCTGTATTTTCAACAATATCTTTATACGAACTGTCCATATACTTAGCAATAGCTTCTGGAGGCATTATTTCTCCACTCTGTAACTGCTGCTAAAATTTCTACTGTTCTTCGGGACCTAATTTAGAAGTTATTGCTGCCATCATATATTGTGATAACAATTCTTTTTCTTTTTCCATCAGATCTGAAGCAGCTTCCTAAGACGTTCTAACTACTCTAAAATTCATGGGTCTTTTGGTTTCTTCTCCTATCAATAAATCTATCTTAGGACGTATTATATTAAAATCTTGAGGAGTAGCCGGAAATCCATCATCAACTTTAAACGGGTTCGTTATTCGTTTAAAGTCTTTCTCGTCAAAAATACTATTATATAGGTTATAATAGGTTTGTAGCTCTCCAAACTGTGTTTTATGCATTCCGCCAGATACTACATTACCTTCTCCAATAATGTAGTTTACACAACCGTGTTGCCAATCTTCATTCTTCTTTGATAGAGGTAATTTCTGTTGTGGGAATGTAGCATTATATAAATTATCTTCTACTCTTACCATTGTTAAAAACTAAATAGCGGTATGTCATCTTGTACACTGTTATCTTGAAACCACTATTGGCTAAATAACGGCATATCAAAAAGTTCAACCTATTTATTCTATTCTTGTGATTTACTAACCTTTATTTGATATAACTCTTCTCTATATATCATAACCATACATAATGCTATGACTCTATCCACGTTTTTAACGCCGTCATTTTCTATGAGTTCTTCAATCAAAGGCTCACTGTATATTCTCTCTACATTAGGATGTCCTGGTTCGTATTCTTCAAGTAACCATTCTAATATTAAACCTTCTCCATAAGCTCTAATAGCTTTTGTCATATGACATCCTTTACGTCTTTGTACTTTACTGTCCTTAAAGACTTCTGATATAATCTTATCGGGCTAATCTGCGAGTAAGTAGTCACAGTGTTTATTTGTGAAGTAAGGATATATACCTTTACGTTCATTCTCAAATAATAATCTAGCATTATAAAACACTAGAAGTTTTCTTACATTTTCGTAATATTCTTCTGCTGTATCAGGTCTTCCTGAATATTCAGCCACTATTACATCTGTCCAAGCTTCTCCTGCTTTTACACGTTTAAATATGAATACTGATCCCAATGAATTTGTAAATGAATCATCGTGGTCATCAATTTGTTATCGTTAAGCTTTTTATCTTAACTTCTACATGTCCCCATGTAGTTCAGCATATATTATCACTAAAAATGGTGTCGAGCACTCTTGGGAGAATTATATTTATTCATCTCCTATGCGTTACACTGTCTTATAGCCTTTCGCAATCTATAAGATTAGCACGGTGTTTTCTGTTCTAGACTTTCACCGTTTTTGCTCGATTATACCCCGCTGATATTTAACGGGTCGCAATTGTGTGTAAGAATGTTTCTACACATAAACGTATGTGTTTCACATTCGAAATTATACACAATTCCTGTGTATGATGATTCTTTTATATTCTAAATCTTTAACAATATTTTATTGTCTTCAAATTTTACATCCATTCTACTGTATGGAGTATATCTTGCTGTATTTAATAATTTAATCTTTCTACTATTGAATATCGGAAACAGTGCTAAAGATTTCTAATCGGATCTACTTATATTTATTCTGTACGATTGAAGTGAATGTATACCTTGTTTATTTATAGTTTCTTTTTGGTGTATTACGATACTATTTGCAATGTTCATTCCAAAAAGCATGTCTTGGATATCTTCTAAAAGTTCCAAATTCACACTTGTAAAATTAGTTCTCACCTTACCATTATCTAAAAATACAGAGCCGTCAGAATCAAGATACCCCTATAAGAAATGTAATTTATAGTTATAAGGTAATGTTTTTATACATTCTGGAATTCTTTTATTATATGCATTTGTGCCAAATAATGATTTAAGTTTCAAAAATAAATCTTTGTTGGTAAATCTTCTTGTCTATTCTTTATTTTTATGAACATGTATACATTTTCTATTGAATAATTCTTCGACAAGTTTATCATAAAACTATGCAAGATCTGTTTCATCTTTTCCTATAGACAAGTATATGTCATAAGAATTTCCATTTTTATTACAAAATCCGTCTCCTAACCATAAACCATAAAAATAATATAATTTTGCAAGATTATCATCATCTTCAATACAATCTACTTTATATCTATTTGGGATTTCTAACCAATCTTCTGATTTAACATTTTTAGCTTTTACAAATCCTTTATTGTGTATCCATATAGGGTGTTCGCCTGTAAATGTTGTAGTTCTAAATGATCCGTATGGTTTTAGTGCAAAAATAGGTTCGTTTACTTTATCGTATCTCTAAAGATTTTTTATTTCTACAAACTTTCCATCTTTATTTATAAGTTGATCATCTAAAGTAACATTTTCAACATTTACTAATCCACGCTGCGTATAAACTTTTTCTCCTGGCGTTAAGCATCCTCCGATATATAATCCAAACGGCGGGTCTTTTACAGGATACTCCCATATAACTATAGATCCGTGTGGCTTGTCACCTTTCTTTAATGGGTATTCTGTAATATCTCCTGTTTTCTTTTCTGTTGCAGTTATCTATCCATTACCGTCCCAATTAAGATCTACTATATGTTTCATATTACGTAGCTTAGTATTTGTACGTAATCTAGTTAATTGATCTAATAATAGTTTTCTTGGGAATATATTCTTACCAATTTCAAGTACAGCTTCTCTTGGTTTAATAGGTCTTTCGGATATGAATCTATCTATAGATTGTTGTGATGCTCCTCCATCTTTAATCTTATTGCGCTATTCTATTAGATTCTCAATAGCTTTTTCTTTTAAGCTATTACCATCAGAATCCATATAAATATAATTTCCATTATCATCAAATGATTCTAGATTACTCCAAGATGGAACAAAAAATCCACATTTGGTTTGTTCAGCATTATCGTCCCATATATTAGGAAACCCTAATACGTTATATGCATTTGGTTTATAAAACAATTCCTTCAAACCAGTGAACGAAGATCCTTCTGTACCACCTGTACCAAAAGCTATCATAAGACCGAAAGCTATACCATCATCTGTTTCTACTGAAGGCTGTTCAATTCGCCATGCATCTAGTAGTGATGGGAATTTACCACCCTCTTCCCATAACACAAGCTTTCCACGAGTACCACGAATACGTTCAGGATCATTTTTAAGTGTTATGCCAGTTATTGATGAAAGATAACCCTATTCTGTCTGTTTACCAAATTCATCAGTTACTTTATAACCAGCAACTCTTTCCATACGTGTAGATACAAGACGTTGCTTAGCCCATGCTGTATTTTTATCTATAAAGTCCATTATTTGCCAAGCCTTTGTTAAAAGACCATCACCAATAAGAAACTTTTGTTCAGATGCTACTGCAAAGTTTTTAGATCCAGGTATCAATTCATAATTTCTTACTAACATAGAAGCGCCTTTGAAGGAGTATCCCCTTTGGCGTGATTTGAGCACCGCCATGTGTTTTCCTTCATCCTCGGCCTATTCTATTGCATTAAAATAATAATAATCATAGTCCCAAAATCTAGGGAAATCCAATACACGCTCTCTTCTAGTACGAGTATTGCCATATCTATCTGTATAAGATACTTCCTTTAATTTCATAATAGGACTATAATTTAAATAGAAATAATGATACCCTGTTATACTATCTCCATCAGGTGCAGTATATCCATATAAACATCTTTCTGTTTCGCGATCCCAATAACTATTATAATCTGTAGTTCCCCTTGGGGCTAAAGTATAACATTTATGTTTTTTAAAAAACTCTGCAGCAGGACTGAACTTAATTGAATTACTAATATGTTTATTGAAATCTACCATAATTATTTATTTATAGGTTCGAATAAGTCACTATGTAGGCATATTCTATTTCCATGTTCATCTATTAAAACCGCATGTACCTTAAACGTATCTTTACGTATAACATTACCATCGTCTGTAACAACTCCTTCTGGAGTCGCAAGTATAAGTGGTATACATTTTAATTTGTCTTCTTTATATGCTTTACGAAGTACGTCAAGATTTACACTACATGTTCCATCGGTATGTGTAGCCGACTATGATTCTTTAATATCAACAGTATCTTCTATATTTGAATACGCTTGTTCTGTTTGTTTATTATGTTCCATAATTATTTAGGATTTTCATAAAGACCTATAACACCTCCGCCTTTAACTCTTCCAGTTTCAGCTTGTTCAGCCTTTGCTTGTTTCATAGCAAGATCCAATGATTTTATAATACCACTAACGTCTTTAAGTAATTTAGATACTTTAGTAGCACTATCTATGTCTAGATCAGACCCGCTGTAATTATTCATTACATCCATTATCGCCTCAGCCGCATGTTTAGAAGATGTTAACAATCTTGTCATAGGAGTTTCTTGAAACTCATTAAACCTTTTTGCTAGTTCTTGTACATCTGCGTCTGGTACATAATGTTCATCATTAAAAACATCTTTAGCAACTCTCCAACTACGTTCTTTTTCAGGATAAGCTTCATAAGGAGTATTCCATTTATATCTCCAAATTATAAACTCTATTTTTTTAATAGCGTCTTCTTTATCCTTAGATTTATTATAAAAGTCTTTAAATGGAGGTATAGCTAAATCTTCTGTTTTTAATTGTATTTTATTACCTTGTATATCAAACATTATATTACACTATTAAAGCATGTTATTATATAATCCATCAATTCTTCCTATTCTTTTTCATAACCTTCCTCTTTCTAAGGAATATTCATAGAATTGAATTTTGCCAAGAAATCTTTAAAATTATACATTTCAGGATGTCCAACCTATGAAAAGAAAATATGTGTATCTTTTGCACACAATAGATTATAAAGATATTTTTTATAACAACTACTAGAATGTATTAAACTTTCTGGATTCTAAATATAATTATAACCAGCATAGTTTAATACATTTCTGTTTTTCGCATAATATAATAATTTAACAAAAGTGGAGCTATCTTCGATAAATCTGCGTTTACAATATTCAACATGATCAAATAATTCTTTTCTAACTAATTGTATAGTTAAAAAATGTATAGTTCCAGAATTATCATTTATATAAAGACTATCGTATGCTTTACATGCTTTAGGTTTCCTTGTCTTTCTATGTTTACCTTCTATTGCGATGTATCCGGAAGACACTATATCAAACGTACCGTGTTCTGTTCCGTCAACCATAGTTTGTATATAATCCTTATTGTAATAATCGTCAGAATCAAGAAATGCAATATATTCTCCTGTCGCGTTTTTAATACCAGTATTTCTAGCACAACCCGCGCCAAGATTAACATCATGTTTTATATATACTATTCTATTATCTTTATATTTTTTTACAATCTTTTCCGTATTATCTGTTGAACAATCGTTCACGACAATGAGTTCTATATCATCATATGTCTAGTTTAGCACAGAACGAATTGCTCTACTTATTGTTTTTTGCGCGTTGTATGCGCTCATTATTACTGATATTTTCATTATGACATCATTTTTATTGTTCCATAATTTACCATAATTTTTGCCTATTCGTATGTATTCGCAGAATCGAATACATACAATTCTATATAACCCACGCTTTTATTTATCGTAGAACCACCATTTCCTATATACGATGCAACTCCTCTAGTATTATCACTTTTATCTTTAACTATAAACGTTGCGTTATTTGTTTTGTTTAATTTTTCTAGATTTGTTGCAATCGTCTATATCACAGTAGGCATAATACCCTTTGCTGAAGCAACAGCATTAATGTATGTATTTTTTAAAACTATGACTTTATTTGTTCTTGATAATCTCTGAGAATAATGCGTAAGTCCACTTTCGTCAAGTATTTTCATTATCCAAATATTTGTGTAAACATTGTATCTATTTCTGTGTTTGTCAAAGTAGATATACCCAATGATGATGTAGTAATCTTCCCAATTTTATTATCTATCTCTGATTTACTGTATGTAAATGCCTAAACTCTTCCAATAAATCCGGTTTCTGTTACATAATTTCCAAGATCAACCTTAGTTGTACTAATATTTTTATCTGTACCATTTATAGTAATTTTATGTACATGTTCTACTGGAGAACGTTCTTCTATCCTTCTGTTCAAACGTGAGTCTGTAGCATACAAAAGGGCAACACTTGCTGCTACACCAGTACTATTACAATCAGTGCTATATAATTCACAAGAACTGTTCAATACATACGTAGCCGGTGAATCACCTGATTTTTTTACATATTTAGTTTCAGCATCAGTTTTTGTAAGATAACCTGAAAGATCTACTGTAGCTTTGTATTCTCCAAGTTTTTCCCAAGCACCGTTTACATACATATACTCAGTATATACATTCTGAGTACTTGCATCTACTCCAGTATTCTTAATAAGATAAATCTTTTTTTCATTTATATTGGTAGTAGGCAATGTATTATTTGCTGGTACTATAAACAAAGAAAGATCTATGTCAATATTAGATGCACCTCCATTAGTTTTGAGTATAGACTAATTATTTATCGTCTTAAATGCATTAACTGTAGAAGGAATATGTCCGTTCGCATCTAATACAATTGGTCCGTTTGCCTTATTAGCGCCGTCTCCTAATTTGGTTTCTATATTGTTAATTTTAGTATTATGTGAATAAAGAACAGAAGTAAGCAGTTCTCCTGTTGATGGAAGTACTATGTTTCCATCTTCATTTTCTACCTTTACCCAACCAGCACTAGATGTACGGTTATCGTAATTTTTTAACATGTACGTACCGTCACCCTTTACATACCATTTCTGTCCTACAGCACTACTTTTATCATTATGAAGAAGCGCACTTGGGTTAACAAGCTGCCAATCATACAGTTCATACAAATCATTAACAGTATCTACAACTCGATGTCCACCAATATGACGAGCATCTGCTATAGACCATCCATCAGATGTCATTTTGTTTGGCAACAATGGTGCGCCAAACGGTTTTCCGTAAAAATTAATATTCGTTGTCATATTAGCTTATTGTTATAGTTTGACCTGCTGTAAACTTACTAGTATCCTGCATTATATACAAGAAATATGTCTGAGAAATTCCAGCTGAATTTTTAATAGTTATTTCCTGTGGAGCCTGTGTTCCAAAAATATTATTCAAGTCATATTTACCATCTCCAGATACCTCAAAGCTACTAATCTTATTAGAGCCTGTACTATTTTTAAGATAAGCATATGCCCAATATTTGTCAGTATTGTTGAAGTTATCAACTGTAAGTGCAGTTGCTGTTGAACGCAGCTTGCTTAAAGCTTTAATCTCTGCTTCAGTAAGTCCTGTTTTCTTAGTAACATAACCATAATACTTATATGCAGTATTTATAACAGGCTCTGTTACTATTACAGTATGAATATGGTTACCTCCAGTTATAGGAACTATATTATTATTTTTGAGCTCTATTCCACCACTTTTAGGAGCAGTAACAGTTACTGTAGCAATTTGAGCACCTGTCGGTATTTTAAAGTCAGGAGTAGAATACAATGAAGATGCTGTACCAGATGCAGGAATAGTATTTCCCCATGTTCCGGCTGCAGTTTTTGGATTCTGACGATCTGCGCTTGTAGTCCACTTCCAAGATCCAGACCATTTAATAGTATGTCCCATTTCCAAATCAGTAGGCTTAGTTGTCTAAGTCTTTGTGTTACCAGAAGCATCTTTAATTGTCCATGTTTCGTTTGTTATCACTGGCTGCACAACATCTTTACTTGCACTAGAACGCATCGCATCTACATAATCAAAGTATGATGATTTGAGCTTTTCGGTATAGTGTTTAAGACCAGTTTCGTCTAAATATTTAGTCATTGTTTTATAACGTTATTATAAATCTCATCTATGTCTTCATTTGTCATTGATTTAGGTTTGCTGATTTCAATAACATCAGTTTTTTTAACGTATCTATTTTCAGCATAATCAAACTTAACGAAGTTCTAGAGATTTGTATTATTTAATTTATCAACAAAATACCGGATACTGTTTGCATCTAAAATATCTCCTTCTTCAAAATTTGCATTGAGTGCACTATCGAATTCATCGAATATACATACATTCGGTATCCTTGGATATTTTATGTCGTTTATAAGTTTCGATCCGAGTAATTTTATTTTTTTCACTTTAATTAAAAACAATATTTTTGCTCATAAGATCAGCAAGCCACCTACGAAACTGTATTCCTTCGTAACCATCTACATCATTAGCAACAGCTATAGCGTATTTTATACACTCAACTTCATCATGAAGTATATCTGGATAAAAGTCAGCATAAGCCATATTTGCAGTATATGTAATATCATATATATTAGAGTTATTTCCAATATGTATATTATTATCATTTATATATTGCTGTATAAACTCTGTTGTAAATTTATGGTCAGAACCGTTACCATTTACCATATGCGACAAAGCAAAACTTAAAGATTTTTCATCAAAATGTTTACTATGCTAATCTATATAAGTTTTTAATTCATTACTATGAACTTTTAATTGTTCGTCCTTATTATCACTGTGGCGTATTGTTATTATCTTCATGACGATTTGTATTTAAGAATTTATTAAACGTTTCCTTCATCTCATTTATTGAATTTTCAATATTAGCGAATCTGGAATCTACTTCTTGTTTTTCTTTAAATGCGGGATTTAATTCAGATAACAATTTATTAGATTTATCTAATATTTGTTTCTACTTATCCATAGAATTTATAATAGATTCTGCTGAATTTTTCATAGCCTCTATTTCTCGAACCAATCCTTCTTTGTCAGTTGATAATACAATATTACCAGCATAAGTAATTGACAATCCTTCAGGTATAGTATATGTAGCAGATTTTCCTCCATTTTCAACAGTAATATCTATAACCATTTGTGTATTAATTGGATTAACTGGTTTAGACATCACATCCATTCTTGGGAAACCTGCTGACATTACTTTACCCTGAGAGAATGTCAATTCTTGTTTATCCAGTATATATACAGGATAATTTTGTTTTACGTCTTTAAATAACATAATATTATGGATTTATAAGGGCGGTTTCCCGCCCTTAATTAATTACGCAGCAGCTGTTGCCGGTTTAAGAGCTTCAATCAACGTAGCATTCTGCTTTTGCTGACTAAGTTCTAAACGAGCATCATTATATCTCTACTGCAAATCAGATGTCCAGTGATTATTCAATGTATCAATTATACGCTGAGTATTATCCTGTCCTGCTCTGATTATATCACACTTATTTGTAGCCATCTGATAACCAATAGCTGAGAAACCACGTTCAATACCACTATTAGTAGTATTAAATGCACTCATTATTGAGTTAGTCTGATCACATGTAGCCAACTATTGTTCGTAACCCATTTTGATAATGTTTTGCTGAGTCTGGCAGCAGCAATTCTGCAAAGCAGAGGTAAGTCCAGCATCTCCGAGATTAATAGCATTAATAACTCTTTCTGCTGAAAAGCCTACCTAACCAGCTACCGACTGTACACCCGAACGAACATCACAAATTGCACTATTCAAAGAATTAAAATCGCAATTCAAGTTACTTGCTAACTGACTAATAGCACAACTATTACCTTTAATGGCATCCATAATTAGATTGCTATTCTGATTATCGGACATCTGATTTCTAAGAGAATCAAGCTGACAACTATTTGTATTATTGTCATTTCCCCAGAATCTATTAGCGAACATCATCCACACGAGGTATATAAACGGATTATTACATCAGTTATTCATACCACCATTCATCATAGCTGCCATTGCCATAGGATCATTATTACGCTGATTTGCCAATGTAGCAATAAGGGTATCGTTATTATCATGCCCTGTACAATAAATTTTCTCAAGTGTATCCATAATTGTAAAATTTTAAATTAAACAAATAATTAATTTATTTTGAATTATTGTTCGTAACTAGATTAGGTAACGAACCTACTAAGCTCCATATGAGATCTAGTTTATTTAAGTAAAACTTTATAACAATAAATACTATTGTTTAAGCTTGTTAATATTTATTAACAATCACTTTTACTAATTAGCATGTTTAGCAGGATCAGCTGACGCATTCCATAAAACATTACCGTCTTTATCTTCTATTTTAGCTACTTTACCTTCTGGTATTTCTATAGCTGTAACTTTACTAAAATCCATAATCGTTTATTTTAAGTTGCAGGAGTCGTAGTACTACTAAGTACTCTTATTTTTTTAGTTACTGTAGAACCATCTTCGAGAGTAAATGTAAAAGATTCTTGAGTACCAACATCTGTTAATGTGCCAGTAGTAGAATAACAATTATTTTCTTTTATATCACTTGGATTATTAGACTTTAAATAATAATTAGTTGATGAATCTTTTGCTATTCTCCAACATGAAAATCCTTTACAACTAATCACTCCATTAAAATTAGCACCACTGAGTTTAGCATAACCCCTTAAATCAGGTTCAGCTTTAAACTCTCCAATCTTTTCAAATTTATATGTATCATCAGCCGTCTTTATCTTAACCCACTCTATATATTTATTATCGTCTTCACTTGAAGATGTATCTTTAATACAATAGATCTTTCCGAGCTGAGCATCATTTATATCAGGTAATACAGTTACTACTTCAAACAATCCTGTAAACTTAGAATTAAGTGTTGAAATATCATTAGTATTCTTTGTTATGTTTTTCTGATCATTTGTTATCTGTTCATTTATAGACGCTATAGATGTTTTAAGCTTGTCTATATCTTCACTGTTTGCGCTATTAGCAAGTTTCACTACATCTTTAGCAAGAAGTATATCAGATGAGCTAAAGTTAGTATCTTTTTTGTCTATAGGAGTTGCTATATTCAGATTGGTCATCTACTTAGTAGAATCTGAAAATATTTAGCTCCTGTTATTTTCTTTCTTAACATATTAATTTGTTTTTAATTTTAAAACATACGTATATAAATAAAGGGTGACCTTATGCAGGACACCCTTCCTCGGCATTATGCCGGTTTATCAGTTTCTTTAATTTCTTCATCTGAAGAACCAAATCCATTCGCACCTCTTTCAGTATCAGAAAGAGTTTCTGACTCTTCAAGCTCTATCTTTGGATATGGCATTATGATCAGCTGCGCTATCTTATCTCCTGGAGCATATACTGCCGGAACACTATCGCCGGAAGTATTTTTAAATTTGAGAATGAGCTCTCCACGATAATTTGAATCTATAACAGCTACACAATTTGTAAGATTTAAAGATTTCTTTGAAATACTAGATCTAGGAAATATATATCCTACATAACCTTCTGGTATTTCAATAGCTAATCCTGTATGATACACTATTACAAACTGTCCGCATTCATTTATCTCGCTTGCCACACTCACAGCAGTTAAATCTATACCTGCATCACCATTGTGTGCATATGAAGGAGTTACTGCTTTATCTGATAACTTCTTAAACTTTACTTTCATCACTTTATATTTATAAAATCAATAAACAAATAACCGTCTTTATCATTATGCTCCTTGATAAGCATTTTATTCTTCAGTTTAGCATATAATATAGGACATAAGTCGTCAAGTATAGCTAACCACTTTTTATTACTCTTAAATAAAGATGTTGTACTAGAATATCTATCAACAAGAGTAGGTACATCTTTATTTTTAAAATTATATAAAACTTTCCAATCGTATTTTCTATTTCCACCAAAAAATTTTATATTTGGAAATTGTGTTTCAAAATTATGACACTCATCCGTAAAATAACGTTCTTTGATTGAAGCCAACGGATCTTTCTTCGCAAAAGAATCTTCTTCACACATAAGTCTTACATAACAATCTTTTTTATTATCTAAAAAATCAAACATGTCATATAATACTGTAAATCCGCCTATATAAGCTATTCTACCATGACGAATCTCAATTTTAAAACTGTCATCATACCACAGCCGTACATCAAATACTCTGGCACCAAGTCTATATTGTTCTTCATAATTTACTGCTTGACACTTAGCTGTAAATTTAATTAACTTCTGCCACCACTTTTTAGGTGTTAAATAAGTTAATGAATTATGTGTTCCTATATTCATATGTTTTAAATTTATGGACAATGTATCGGATTCGAACCGACACCTCGCTACGTTTATATAGCGTGAACTACCATTATTCTAGCATTGTCTTTTGAACTAAAATGTATAACCTAGTCCCCCCACTAGGATTCAAACCCAGACTAAGAGGGTTCATATCTCGACTATTGCATCCAACCCTAAGGTCAGCCTTCTCGTTTAGTCAGTCACGCTGCTTTTCGCTTGCGCCTCGTCAACAATGTCTTCCGAGTCAATTAGAGAAGGTTCTAATAGTAGATTATTTATTATCCTACTACCATCCAATACTTTCCAATAACTATTCAACCAAAAATTATCTTTATTGTACATGATAGTTCTGGTGCATGTTTTAATTCGTTTTGTTTTAACTTCTCCAGATTCTATTAAATCTTTAGCTGTTTCTACAAGCGAACCATATCTTTTAAGTTCATTCCAATCTTTATCATATCGTATTACATACTTTTGATTAGAACGCTTTTGACCAGATTCGTTTACTATTTTTGTAACTACACATCTACGAATTCCTAAAATTGAAGATACCTGTTTTATATTTTTAACTTCTTTATATTTATTTTCAACAATTGTACGTAATTCATCTGAAATATCATATTTTGATTCATTAAGTTGTTGATTTCTACTTCCATATGTAGAAGTTTGACTATGACAATTTGGACATAAAAATCTTAAATTTTCTAATCTATTGTCGTTATTAATCCCGTTGATATGATCAAGCTCTAAACTTAATGTTTTTCCTTGCCATTCTGTACAACCACATATTGCACATTTATACGGAATTAAATTATTTTTTATTATATATCTTCTTAATACAGTACGTTGATGTTTACAATTTTCTCTAAGTATGTCTTTCTCACTTATTTTATCGGTTTTCTTGTTTGACAAATAAGACTTTCCTTTAAATATAGAATGGTCTAAATTGAGATCGGTCATTCTACGTTTAATCTGCGAATAACCCCAAGAATTACCTTTAGTTGTATAACCGAGTTTAAACAATACTTCAGATATTGTTGAACTTTTCTTGAGTAGCTCGACAAACTGTTCGTCCGAGAGCTTATATATTTTATTTTCCATTATTATATATTCAATTAGTTATTGGATAAAAGAGCCTCCTGTGCTAATCATTACACCATAGGGGAATAATGTTGGCATTTGTCTCGCTCTGCCAACGAAGCGTGTAGTTTAGGTGCATCACTACAAAGCCGGACCTCATTCGTGTCGTTGTCTTCACAGGACAATTAACCGATCCTGTGCAATCGGTTTGATTGTTTCGTAATCAACGCATATTTTATAAACTATCGTTTACCAAATATGAAAGTAAACCTCCTTTCTTAAGGGAGATCGCAAGACTTATTGTCTCGAAACGGTATTTATTAAGCAGATCCGCTACTGCTGCGTTTGATTTATTATGAAATAGAACCTTATGTTGGAATCGAACCAACCTATTAGCTTTATATCGCCTGACTCCACCAGTTGTCTTATAAGGTTACATTCATCTAAAAAATAAACTCAATTTAAAGTATGGTTAAATCAACTTTGTAGGTGCTGGTGGATTCGAACCACCGACCGGTTGTGTATAAGACAACTGCTCTAACCACTGAGCTAAACACCTTTATACAGTGTTTAAGGTACACTGTAAAACCTAGTTTTAGTAACCAATTAATTCTTCTTAATCATCCAATTCCAGAAGCGCTTAAATATATTAGGCTTCTTCTTTGGTTCTTTCTTTTCAGCACACTTATTGAGAGTGTTGATAATCATTTCGCTGAACTTATCTGCTGTTGTTTCTATATAATCATTAAGATCGTATGCATTAAGGATTATTACAGCATCAAGCTCGTCTCTAGTAATTGCAACATTTGCATCAATCTTTGCATAAGCAATTGCTACAATCATATCGAGAGTGTCTTCACACTTTGTTATATCTACAATATAACTAGGTTTAAATTTCTTCATAATAATAATATTTAGTACAAAAATAAATTAAAATTTTGGACATTTTTTTAGGCATTTACATTCGCAATCATCACAACACATATTTGCCATCTTTTCGTTTTTTGCCTGAATTGCAGCTTCTTCTGCAAATGTACTTGCAATATTGGCTTTCCACTCCTTGTTTTTTACAACTATTATAGGATTCTTTATCCAATCATCTTTATAGAAAGAAATTATAATGTCTCCCTTATTTGCATTAAGAACATAAGTTTTTGTTCCTACTTTATAACGAACCTCTATATCCTCAGGAGCAACAAATAAGTAATTTATGTTTAAAGGAATGTTATCCAATGGTTCTACATCATTTTTGTTAAAATCAACAATAACAGGTTTTCCAAATGATCTATACTGATCATATATAAAGTTCAATGTTTTCATCTGTACTTTTGTTTTTTATTTTTCTTAAATCTTGGTTTTAGTTTGAATTTAAATAACTCATTGAATAGTACATCTTTAGTACTATCACTTTTCATAATATCTACTGTATAATCAAATGGATGTTTACATACAATAGAAACTACTTCTTTGTCTATATTTAAATCCTTGGAAATCTCTTTAATTATGTCTTCTATATCAATCATCGATTTATTGCTACAACGTCGTATGTCTTGATCATCTTGCTATCTTTAAGCAAATCGAAAGGCTTAGCTGCCATTGTTCTATATACAACCACATCGCCTATATTAAAGTGAGGCATATATCGTCTGTCACTTGCCTTTTCTGATTCAAGTTGTAATGCATAACTGATAGGAAGCTTAATAATAATTCCCTTACTAAAATCAGATTCTACTTCTTTTACCTCGGTCTTGGGCTCACCTTCTATGGCTTCTACACCATCAGCATCCTTAACCGGTTTTGTATTAGGAAGCTCCGTCACTTCCTTCTTTACCATGATCTTGTCCAGCGGTTTTACAAGAATGAAATCAGTAAAATCATATGGAATCTTTTCTGAAACACTCTGTGCTAACTGCGACTGATCTATCATATTCTCGTTGTCGTTCATTTTCTAAGTCCTTTAAGGTGAGTTAATACTTTAATGAGATTTGAAAGAACTGTTGTCTTCTCAACCTTAAGACATTCTGGCTGACCTTTCATGTCTTTATCAATGTTACGTAAATCAGCATTATACTTGATCAACATATCATCAATCTCATCGAACACGTTAACGAATGATGAATTAGTTTTGGTTGCAAACGGATCTTCGAGTATTCCATTTTTTACCAACTCCTTTGCGTATTCAGGAGAAATTGAAAATACAGAAGTGACAGAAGATTTAATCTTATTGTCCTTGTTTTTAAAAGACTCATTATGCTCGTATACATATGAATCTGTATTCTCATTTAACTCAAACTTATCGCCGGTCTCTAGAAACATAAACGGCTCAATTACATTTAATACTTTACTCATTTTAAATAAATTTTAAGTTTATGTTACCGTAACGTAACATATAGAAATCTGGTTGCATTAAGAAAAATATTTTATAAATTGCAACTTTTTTCTCAATATTACGTTAAGGGGATATAAGGGGTTTATATATAACATATACTAGATCG